TTAAAATCCCTCGGGGTAAAACCCGTACCGGTTCAAGTCCGGTTAGCGGCACCAAGCTATAGAGTTCCGTAAACCCTTGATTTTACTAGGTTTGCGGAACTTTTTTATTGTCTTAATTGTCTTAAAATATATTTATACCAGCACTAAAATTTTCACTCTTTTTCACTCTTTTTCCCTATCTTTCATATATTTTTACACACTTTTTACACACTTTACAGGCAAACAAAGGCGAATTTAATATTTGCACATTAGATTTTGTTTAAGCATATTGCACAAAGTTTATGATAATAATAATCAAATTTTCTACATTTCATTTTTACTATTTCGTATCAAATCATAATAAAAAACGATAAAAAAAATAAGGGTATGCCACAACGGACACACCCTTATCTTCTGCATTTGCAACCAATTATTAGGTCGTACCAAATACAAATATGTTTCAACTCACTAGCTATGGCATTACCATAACTGACATTTATACTATATCAGATTTATAGTGGTTTGTCAATACGTTTTGCTATGTTTTGTATAATTGCACAAATTTAGCTTGTCATTTTTGTCGTTTTGTACATATAAATTTTATAAGACTTTTATAAGACTTTCATAAAACTCTGTCTTATAAATTTCTAATAAAATCTTTATTTCATAGAAACTATTCTTCCACTATCTCGTTAGCCCTTAACGATATTTTCTTTTTAACCTTTTCGCTTTAGATAATATTATTATATCTGATTGTTTATATTTCGTCAAACGTAAAAAAATAGGGTACTAGAAATTAATCTAGTACCCTAAAATTATTTCTGAACCAATGTCAGAAGTGGGTAAATACCAAACTCAGCATTGGCTGGTCTTGCGTGAATTGTTCTTTTATCAATATCATAATATCCGTAATAATTCATACCCGAATATGACGATAGCCACATTCCACCAGTAGTATCATAACCAAAGCCTGTTAAAGCTGTAGTAATTGGCTTGTTTGCAAAGTATGGTAACTGTGACTCCATGCCTGAATTATCATAACAATCTGATGTCACATAATGTCCGAAAATCTCAGGTTCACTCGGTAATCTAAGCGAAAGTGAACTAAGCTTATTATCAGTTTTATTATATATACTTACGCTCATTTAATCTTTCCACCACCCTAGTTATCCTCGCTTTCGTATGTTTGTCCCGTGATTGTTGTATACTCCTCAGCCGCGATCCACTTGCCGACAAGAGTAACATTAGTTTATTATAGTCCAATTTAGCTTACTAATCTATCTTCTGTACTGAATCAGATAGTTTACACTAGAACCTGCGATATTGGAAAATACCCAAATGTATTGACTATCTATATGCACACCCTGAGTAGAACCGTTGTATTCTGAGCCATCATCCTTATAAAAGTGCTTTGTGATTTTTTGAATACTGTAATCACTCATTGACATCTTAAACATTTCATATGGACCTCCAATACCTATATAAAGGGTGTCACCCCAAAAATCAGCACCACCAACCCCATAGTATTTATCAAGTTCAATGTCTTTTGTTTCCAGTGTCATATATTGACCATTAAAATTACCATTGGAATCCTTTAGCAGAAGAACCTTCGTAATTTTCTGGCAACTGTTTGAAATAAGGTAAACTATATTATTACTTCCAAAATTAGAGTCTCCCCAAACAGCTTGAACCTTAAAACCAATATCAACAGTGTATTTGATACCACAAGTTTCAATTCTTGCAACATCACCAAGCGAAAGAGGATTTTTTACTACTACGAAATAATTTCCATCTGTTTGAATTGAATTAGCTCCATTTCCAAAAATAAGACAATCATTATCTTCGCAATAGTCAACAGTATTCCAATGTCCGAAATCGGTGTCTATGTCACCTATTTTTACAAGAAAACCATCAATTATTTTATATCTGTGTACTGTCGTATAATCTGTAGCAACGCCATCTTCATATATATTTTCAGCAAACCATATTTCATCTTTGATAATTGTAAAATCGTTAGAGTTTGGGATATTTTTATAAACAGCTTTTACATTCCCTTTTCCATTGATTTCGGACTCGATAGCATCGATACTGATTTTAGATTTTTTAATATCTTTTTCACCAATAAATGATTCCATTTCAACATGAATGTCACCAGCTACTACTCTAGAACACAATAAAATACTTATAGTTCCATCGGGAATTGTTTTTTCATCTAATACAAATTCCACAATATTCACACCACTTCTGTCAACAGTAAGCCCACCAATAAATGATTTGTCGCTTGGGATATTGTCTGAATAAAAGCCAATAGCACATATTCCTTCTTCGCAGTATCCTTTATAAGTAATTTTTCTATATACGTTTTTTAACATATACATTTCCCAATTTGATGATTTTGAAATCACATAATTACTATTGATATAATAACTTCCAACTTTATATTCATCAGAAATCTGTTCGATACAAGATTGAGCGACTGATTTTAATGGTTCATTCTTTTCAATAAGTTGATTCAAATTAATGAAAGGATTTAGACTTATCTCTCTTCTTTTTTCATACGGGATATATCTTGTGCTGTCGATTGTATCACCAATAAACAACATAAGATTACTTTTAAACCAGTCGCCAGAAATAGAAATACGTATATATGCTGATTTTTCAACAGCTTTACCAATACCATTGAAGTCATTTAATCTTTCCGATAGCAATGGTTGTCTTTGTGCGTCATATATCATTACAGCTCGTATTGTTGTAGTCAAGCAATTATATTTATTCCAACGTGCAAGTCTATATTCTTCATTTTCAGAAATAGGAATAAACTCGCTTGTATGATAATTAGTGTATGATGTATCTATCGTGCCATCATTTTTTATAATACCAATAATGCAAGCATCTTTATTTAGTTTATTTCGAGATTCTACAATATTAACTGTATATAAATCTTCCTTTAGTTCACTAACTTCTGTATTAGTATTATTAATTTCTGTTTTAGTTGCAAATGTACTATCAACCAATTCTTTAGTATAATAATCCGCTAAATCAGGATTTGAAGTTCCTATCTTAACCCAATTACTATCTTGATAAGTATACATTTCATAAACACCATCAGTAGATGTAGTACCAGTAGATTTTAAATAAATAATATCTGTACTTATATCAGAAGTAGGAAGTTCATTAACTACTGAATATTTAGGCTTAGTTGTACTACTAATTAAGCTATTAGTAGCTTCTTTGGTATAATAATTAGAAGTTAAATTATTATATTCAGTATTTAACTTTGTAGCAGTATTAGATATTTCTGTATACTTTTTATCAATATCTGTTTTAGTTTCATCAATGGCTATTTTTTCTTGCTTGACAGAATTAGCATTTTCTGAAATTGTTTGTACAGTTTCATTAATATATGTTTTAGTATTAGCTATTTCTGATTTCATAGAAACTATATCAGCTTTATCAGCAGCTACGCTTGTTTTGTCTGTGGCGACCTGTGCGGCTATCTTTTCCATTTCCGCTTTATCGTATAAAATCACCGTTTTATCATCAGTGATATATACGATTGTTCCGTCTTTTATAGTGGATTTATCAACGGCTTCCCACTCGGCTTTTGTACCAATCCACTTTTCGCTTTCAACCTTATTGCCTAATTCGGTAACAGATTTTTTAGCATTAGCTGCCATACCTCTAGCAATAATATCTGTAGCCATAAATCCACCTCCTTAATATGTGATCGTTCCCCAAATTTTGTTTACGCCCTTGACATTTTTAACAGTTACACTATAGTAACCACTAACATCTCCTGCACAAACATTTTCTGTTGTAATCGTATCAACTGTTGAGAAGTCGCTCAGATCAACCATCATAAGCACTTCCTCTGCACCATTCTGAGTCAGTTTTCCTACAACCTGAAAACTACCAGTTCCCGAAGCCTGTACTTTAAAATCAGCACCAATGCCAACTTTCAGCTCAAAAGCTTTTCCATTTTCGTACAGGTTTCCGTTTGTAGCACAATACGCCATAGTTCATCTTCCTTTCGTATAAATAAAATATAACAAGGGCGAAGCTGTGTTACCTCGCCCTTTAAAAACAAAAACAATTAGTATTACTTAATAGCACTTGCAAGCTTCTTGATAAACTTCTCACCTGCAACGCTAGTCTGCTTATAACCCCACTTTTTCAGCAGAGCATTAACAGCCTTTTCAGTACCCTCACCAAAAATACCATTCTCGTCAAGTGTGACATTGTGAAGTTTCCTTGCCTTAGCTATGATAAGCATTTCTTTCAGCGCAAGAACACCACTGGTCTTATCACCCTTTTTATAGCCTGACTTTTCGAGTGTTGGTAGCTTCTTTGTCTTAGTATATCCGTTCAGGTTTGCCGATTTTATTTTAGTAGGAAAATCTGTGTAACAATAATCTACGTCAACATTGCCCGAAATTCCGTCTATCTTACCAGTGCTAGAATACTGCCACATATCATGCTTACCATTGTAATTGCATTTCCTATTATACTCAGCAATCCAAAGTGTATATCTCTTTGCTACGTCAGAAGAGATATAATTCTGCAAAGGAGAACGGCTCATATAAAGTCCAGCATAGTAGCCTGCCTTTTCTATCTCGCCACAAAATGCCTTTACGATAGAATCGCAAAATGCCTTACCTTTATTAAACTGTGAACGCTCCTCTAAATCAAAATAAATAGGATACTCAAACTTTTTGCCTTTAATTACCTTAAGACAAGCCTTTGCCTCTTGCTTTGCTGCTTCTACTGATTGTGCATATGAATACCAATAAACACCACATGGAATACCGTTATTCTTACAACCTTTATAATTCTTTTCAAATGTTCTGTCAATCTGATTTGGATATGTAATAGCATCACCATAGCCAGCTCTCAGTATAACAAAGCTTACATTTCCTTTTACTTTAGCCCAATCAATATTGCCCTGATGTTCAGAAACGTCTATACCCTTAATAGTCATAAGTATACTTCCTTTCCAATTAGTCTTCCTTTACAGGCAGTTTATTTAATTCGTCTACACAATTATGTACAAAACTATTGCCACCAATAGATGAATAGCTTTCGTATAGTCTTGCGAGATTTTCTTTTTCGTACAGTGAAATACTATTTTCTTTCATTCTTGAATTATAAATCGCCAAAATAGAATTTCTCAACGTAGCCTGCAAAGCCAAACTTTGTTTTTGTAACTCATTTTCCATGCTTTGATTCTGTTCTACCTGTCTTTCCACTAATACTGTTAATTTATCTATTTTTTTATTTAGATTATCTTTATCACTGGTTTTTGAAATCCACCCTACAAATCTATTCCTGATTGGTTTAACAATAATTGTTATCAGTGCCAAAATGGTTGTAATACTTCCACAGTAGGTAGCAATTTCCTTAACTGTGTTCATAATTACTCACCGCCATTCTTAACCTCATCAATAAAATCTGTGAGTGATTTGTAATTCATATCCTTAACAGCACTTTCAAGCAAGATAACAAGCTCTACATCGGAAATCTTAATGCCCTTTTCTTCAAGCAGGGCAAGCATGGTTTCTTTAGCTTTTTCAAGCTTTTCTGTGCCGTGAACGTCTTTATAAATCTGTTCTATGTACTTAACCGTTGTAGCCGCCACATCTTTCTTAATGCTGTCATTTGCGATTTTTGTATACTTCGATTTTACAAAACCGACAATAGCCGTCATAACCGCTGTTAAAATTACAGGCAAATACTCTGTAATCATCTGAGTAATAATCTCTTTCATAACTTTTCCTCCAATAATAAAAGAGGGTTGTTAGCCCTCTTTCTATTTAAGTATTATTTTTATATGTGTTTCATCAATACGTTTGATAACCCTATAACCACTATCTGACTTGGTTGCCACGCCATTCACACTAGCCGTACAATATCCGTTGATCTTGCACGTTCCGTCATCTTGAACTACTAACTGTCCTAACAAGCCAACTTTGCTATACTCTTTTCGAGCCCCACGAGGAACATATTCAAGCGTATCGTTATAGTTTTCACTGACTATAGGATTGTGTGACTCATCATAAATCAACCGTCCATAAACATCTGTTTTATATTTATCATGCCAATCTAATTCAGCAGAGTTACCAACAATAGATGGGTTGGCTGATATAACACCAAGGATATAATCGTCTTTATTTGCAAGCTTGATTTTATCACCGTCAAGCGTAACGAATAATCCGATCCTATCTTGATTATCAACATTTCCGTCAAGCCATTCAAAATATTCGGCATAGTCAGCACCAATAGTTTTGTACGCACCGCCAGCATAAACATTGCCAGAAAAATCTACTTGCATTGCAGAATTTTCAAGTGCAGAACCATTTCCTATATTAAATAGTATATCAGCGTTTTCCGAACTTTTATAAGTTCGTTTTGCATTGACACCTATAACAGTTTGGTTATCTGCTGTGGCACGATTATGTGAGCCTGCAACGAAACAATTATCATAATTTATAATTTCGTTATTATATCCAAACACGGCATTACATTTTGCCATTTGGTCTTTAGTTATGTCGCCCTTAACAGTATTCAATGTGCCAACTACAATACTATCAGCTACACCCTCTAGCAAATTATTTATGCCATTAATATATGTATCACGAGAATTGGAAACAGTATTTTTTGCACCACTACAATCAACCGCCACACTATATTCAGACGTATTCCACATACCACTGACGTGATTAGAAAATCCACCAACGCTAGTATTATTAAAGCCTGTTAAAGAATTTAAACTGCTATTTCCACGAGCATAGGGTAACATATGTAACATACTGTTAGTTTTCATTTCTGAAAAATCAATATAATTATTGCTGTCATAACTATATTCGTAACAATGGTTTGCTTGACCTTCAAGATGGTTGTAATCGCCATGGGCAATATTTTCAAGATAAATAGTAATCTGTTCTGTTCCATCAGGGTCTACAGTATAAAAATAAGAGTTACCATAGTAATTAAATTTTTCTGAAATGTGACTACTACCACTACTATCAACGTATTCAACAAATCGTCCTACGCTAGAATTTTTACTTCCTAAAGGTACAGGCTTGCCATTCCTAATAGCGATATAACCGCTGTTTATACCGCCACCACGGAAATAGATCCACACACTATCCCCTATACTTAAAATCTCACCTGATTTATTCAAGAAAGATTTTTCAGCACCATTATACTCTAATAGCGAAACAATTGCTGTACAGTTTGTAGAGTCATAGCTTTTAACTGTTCCGTAGGTGTAACCAAGTGTTTTTTTGTTGTCTTGGCTTTCCTTAATTAGCTTATTCATTTTAGACATTCTACACACCGCCTTTACGAATAATCAGCTAAAACCATTTTGCAGTTACCCACATAATTAACACCATTCATTGTGAATTTTACAACAGTTCCGTCAGCAGGAAACACACTACTTTGCCCCATATAAACATAGAATATTCCGTCAGTTTTAGCAGCGTACTGACCCTCAATTGTACTGTTCAATGGTATATTAAAATCAACTTGTGGTACAAGGTTCGTACCGCCATTGTGCAAACTTTGACTAAACATATTATATAAGCTTGCCATTTTACTTCCTTGATGACCTGAGTTTGACGTTGGTGTAAAGAAACCTGTAATTTCTGTATTGTCAGATAACTTTCTCATTTTTGCAATAGCCCCACCTAATACATAGTCATTATCTTCACTTTTAAACAAAATCAACATTCCCCGACTTGTAGTATACAACATGACACTATCAAACTTGCCAGAGATAAAGCTGACATAATCAGCATATGGTGACTTTTGGGAAGAGTCATATTCACCACACCCAGCCCAGTAACGTGATTTTGCAGGATCAAACATTATTCTAAAGTATGTTGTATTATCAATCCAAAATGTCAAAGTGTTATAATCGGTGGACTCACTATCAGGATAATTTGTTTCAATTTTACTCCAAGTCCACTTATCTTCAAAAAATGTTTTAAGGTCTGCAAACACGGTTTCTGGTGAAGTTTGATTTGGTATACAAGTATAAGTATTTATCATTAATTATCACCGTCCAATTCTGCATTACCGCTTATTCCAATAACCCCACGAGCATTTGTATTTGTTTCGTTCATATCAACATAATTGATATTATGTTCTACACAGTATTTGACAATAGGTAAACAATTTGTGTTTGTAGTATCTGTTATACCATTTCCATATGTGAAAATAGTTCCGACTTGTACATTATCAAGGGTGCTAAAATCGGTCATAGTTAAATTATTATATTTCCCAGTTTCTATGTTGAAAGAAGTATGGAAAATAATTTGACCTACACTTTGACATTTGATTGAGTCGTTAGCTAAAATGCAATCATTTGGAATAGAAATGCTGTTTGCAAAAGCAACCTGAATGGCATTGCTCATGATTTCCGTTGTACCATTTGCTACTACAATATCTGATTTACTCATTGGAACACGGCAGAGTTTATTTCCTTGGTAGAGATTATTCTCAACGACTTTGAAAGTAGTATTAGAACTATTCACAGTAAACTTGTTTAATTTCGGGCAATGATTAAAGCCTGTAAAGCTAGTCAACGAATTTCCAATAACAACTGTTGTCAACGCAGAACAATTATTTACACCAGATACGGACAAAGCCATATTTGGAATATAAAATGTTGTAAGAGAGTTATTATTTAAACCACCAATTTCTTTTACTTTTCCGTCACTCATGAATGACAGATTTTTCAATTTAGGGCAGTTATTAAATCCATTCACTATTTCACAAGAACTTTCAATTCTTAATGTTGTCAGATTGGGCATATCATTACAACCATCAACGTCAACCACATAGCCTGTAGTTGCCGAGGTTAATGACGCTAGATTATTCATACAATTCTTAGGTATAACTTTTAAGCTTGTACTATTTGTCATTGGCAATTTTGTCATATTAGACATATTACAAAAAGCTCCGTCCTCAAGCGTAATACCATTACTGTCGGTCACATTGCCATAAATTGTAACATTAATCGTGTTGCCACTATAACCATTAAAAGCGTTTTTGGGTATTTTAGTAGAGCAATTACCCGATTGAAAATCTAAACTTAGATTTATGGTTGCTGATGTATTGCTTGCAAAACCATCAGTATCGTTAATATTAGTAGATCGCCCAATTTGTATGTTTTGAAGCCCCGACAAATCACCGTCAATACCTTTACCCATAAGATAAAATCTTCCCTGTACTGTCGCAGGATAGATAATCAAACTTGTTGTTTCTTTGTTTACATACACTACGCATTTACTTGTGGTTGACGCTTTGATATTTAATTTTCCAACAACATGGCTATCTTTCAATATTTCATTGTATTTTATATCTTCTATACCTGTTTTTCCGTCAACATAAACCGTTGGAACAAAAGTTAAGTTGTAAGGTAATTCCAAACCATTAACAAATTTACTGTTAGTAAGAAATGAATTAGCTCTGTTGGTATAGAAGTATACAGTAGGAAATGTAATGTTAGTAAGATTTCCACAATTAGTCAGTATACCATCGTTAGCCGATAAATTCTCCATATTGGCTGGGAAAACAAAATCTGTCATATTCTCAAAACCGTTTCCCATAGGTGAATTGACATAGGTTGCTGTTACCTTGGAACAATCTATCTTTGTAGTTGTTTCTTTATCAAAAGCATTGTCAAAGTTAGTTAAATCATCACTTTCAGACACAATAGTTGTATTGTGTGTACCTAAAGAATAATTCTTTTTAAATGTTGAAATTGCGTTTGTGTTACGTCTAACTACTTCATTGTCATCGTAACGTATTAAACAACGTGACGGTGACATGGATTGAAATTCTATCGTACTATTTGCCGACAATGTGTTAGTAACTGTAACTTCATTTCCTGTTACCCACTCTGCCATAAGGGTTGTATTGTCATTTGGTATGGTATAAACATCTCCATAATTGTACTTATTACCTTGACTATCCGTCCATGAAAGTAACTTGTTTCCATTATACATATCCGCACCCTGTAAAACAATCTGCTTATTAGGGGCTTGTGTTACATTTCTATAGACAACAGTGTTGCCGTTTTTATCTTTGCCACCATTTGTGTTATAAGATATTGTCACTGTATTGCTTGAAGTTTCACAATAAATCGAAATACAATCTGTATCAAATGGTAGCCATTGCAGATTAGTAGCTTCAATAGACATTTCAGAAACCGATAAAGGCATTGTAATAGAATTTACGATAAATAACTGTTTATCAAAATTGTAATAATCATTGCTGACCCTAATAGTATTGTCAACATTCAGATGTGGAGTAATTGGCAGATTATAACTAATACCTGTACTCATACAAGTATGTTGTAATAACATATATTCGGCTTGTTGTCTACACTTTTCCTCTCCGCTTTCTTCACTTGTATCTCCTAATGGTATATAATAAGTGCCACCGTCCAAACCCTTATAACCAACAGCATTTATATTTACAGGTGATTGTGGATTTTCATTTTTAGCTGTGTACGAATAAATTTTACCACTTGTATTGTCTGTTGTAACCGTAATAATGTTTACACCGTCATAATTATAAGTATAATTAATATCCGTTTCTGTAATTTCGGTTTCACTCAATTCAAATTGTGGTGATAAATGACGATACCAAGAAGGTAAATTATAGTTGAAAACTCTTTCCATTCTCAATCTACCATTAACATCGTAATAAATGTTAGCACCATACATTTCGGCAATCTTGTCGAAAATCTCACCAAGATAACCGCCCTCATCAACTACAATATCGTCATACAGAGTTACATTATAGAATATAGGGTCGATAATCGGCTCAACAGGGTCAAGAGGTATATTGTTACCCAAATCAAGCATAAGCGTGTCCTTAATTAAAGTCGCAATATTCGTTCCTTTTTTAGAATTAGTTACACTAGCCTGATACTCGACAAGACACATTCTAGCATTTAATGTTCCGTCAAGAAAACCATATTTATCAACACCCTCAACATTTAATCGTCTACCATTAGAGTTTGCTGACTTTGTAACAAAAACACCTTGCGGAAACCAATAAATATCTTCATTAACTTGCAAGCCAATGAAAATCTTGAATTTCCGATTGTACCAAAACGGACTATCCTTTTGAGGTATGTATTTACCACTTCTATCAATGATAGATAAAGAGCAAGACCTGCGACAGCCTTGCTCTTTATTAATGGTTATAGAACCATCTGTAGAAGATAGGTCACTTGTTATTTCACCAATAGCACCTTCATAGTGTGATAAAATTTCCATTTTAACATACATTTTTCGCATTGGTTTATGTAACTCGGCAAGATAAGCATTGTCTATTTTACTATAATAATCCATAATACTTTCCTACCTCCTATCTAATAATTATTACATCGTTTATATCTTCAACTTCAATCCAATCATACTTAATATTAGTCAGCCCTAATACACTTGTGCTATCATAAATTCTAGTAGGGTTATCTGAGATATTTATAATCCAAACATCACCCTTATGAGATTTTAACATAAAATCATTCTTGCCTTTAATAAATTTAGTCCATGCTTTTACTCTGTCAATATTATCGACTATTTGCCCATCAGGGCAATTAATTGTTAAAAGATCAGCAGAGAAAGAACCACTCTCATAGTCTGTTACTGTTCTAGTTGTTTTTGGCTTAATACCTGTTCCTGTATGTACTGCAAGACCAATATTTGATGTAATATCATTATCGGTCATACCTGTTATAAACTCCCAACACTCAGAAATAGCGTAATATTTTTTGTTATATTTTGTACCCAAATCGGTTAAGGAGTATATAAACCAACCGTCCCTATCTACCGATACTTGCTCTGATTTATATGGTTTGTAATCTCCATAGCAAATATAATATTCATAAGTCTGCTTATTACCAACTGTTGTGTCAAAAAAGCTCTTTGTATTAGTAGTACCAAGAAAAACATAATCTTCTTCATTCACATTACGTCTAAAAATCTTTGCAGTACCACTAAGAGTTGTGTTCCATGACAGCATTGCTATACGATTATTAATTATTAGACAATTAAAGTTGTTTACTAAATTACCTAACTCGTTGCCTTGGAACGATACTCTTTTGCTAAAATGATACATTTTATCGTCAAGTGTCATAATCTCACTAACAACACAATACGAATTTCCTGCCTGCATAGCATAGAAATCATAGTTGAGTCTGAAATTATAAATTGCAGGACTCTCGCCAATCAATTTCTGTGTTTCACTATAAACAGTAAATTTTGCACCTTTTACAAACTGAGTATTTGCAGGGCAATAAATTATAGCCATTCCTGTAGCAGTATTGTAGTTAGAAATGAAACCATTAATACCCTCAGTAACATGACCTTCTGTTCCACTAGGCTCTACCTCTATAGTAATACACTTATTTACTATATTTTCACCTATACTTTTACCAAGATTGACCTGAGTTGTATCATTTGTGCTGTCCTGAATAGTTCCGTCATAGACCACATTTGAATTAATTATCTGATACAAATAATACTTATAATACTTCAATCCGACATGATTAGGGTGAGTGTACGTTGTCTCACAATGTATTGGTCTAGTAGCATTGTTTTCATTTACTTCAGCCGTCACAATACAATCAGGGTCATTTCTGCATTTTACATAATGCGGTTTATCTATAAAGTAATTAGTAAATATCCTAAATTCAGTGCCTACTGTTGGTGTAGTTGTAAAAGCAGATTTCAATGTAACCATGCCTGTTTTGTAGTCATACTTTTCAATAAACCTACGTTCCTCACCTATCTCCATGTATGCACCACCAACTAGGTAATTTGAACCGTCAGCACGTTCATAATAATAAGCGTCTTTCAAATTGCCTATTTCCTTGTTTATGTAAAATGATGTTGAAGAACCTGCTCTCTGAACTTTTCCACGGCAGAAATACATATCATACAAACCAACACCGTCTCCATATTGAGTGTCGTCAGCTATGGTTGTAGGGTCTGTTTGAAAAAGAATGTATCGATATTGGTAATCATGACCGTTCTCAGCAATATCGTTAAAAACTAACTCATTAACACCAACTTTATCACCATTGTAAAAGGTGTTTATGTCACCACCCTTTGGAAAATAAGAGTGATTAACTTCACCTGTTTTAAGGTTTGTGTACTCGCACAATGCCCAACGCATAGCCGAGCCTGCCGTACAATTAAACTGATAACTGAAATGTGGCGCACGATCATATTCACCATTTGTGTCCTTATGCTTGTCTATCTTTACAACCTCATCATCAGGAAATACCAATGTAGGAGTCATAATCATTTTTTTCTTCACCTCTCTTATTTTCCAAAAGATAAGAGCCACTAAATAATTAATGGCTCTTTATTACTTTTGCATTTATTTAATAATTTTTGCCAACTATTCTATCCAAATCAGCCTGTTGCAGATAGGTGCTCATTTGTTCCAAAAATGTTGTACCGTCTGTTGTATTAACAGTATCGATCTGGAATACAATAGTTTTATTGTTTGTGTCACTTCTATTTTGAATATTGTTTAGTGAGGACATTTTTGTCCTTACCAAATCTGTTATGCCGTTATAAATCTTGTCTCCAATATAATTGACAAGGTTATCCGTATTAGCCACAAGGTTATACAGTTTTCTGCCTTGCTCTGAATTGAAGATAGTTTCAACTGCATTTGGCTTTCCGTGAAGTTGTGCAAGTCCTGTATAATCGTCAATACCGCCTGAACGATATGGTTTAATAATGTTAAACTTACTCTTTAAAGCGTTAAGAATAGCTGTTAATGCACCCTTATTCTTGCCAAGCATAGGATTAGCCAAGAGTTCTGATGAAACCATTTTGCCGTACAGTTCAGATTTTAACTGTTCTGCTTGTGCTTCATCAAGCCCTGTTCCAACAGTTTCACCGTCATATTGAACAAGATACAAGCCATTCGATTTAGCACCCTCAACAGAAATATCAGAATAGTCAAGAGCTTCCCTAGCACGTTTTTTGCAATCCTCTAAGAACTTAGTCCTACCTTCCATAGTTTGCATTTCTTTTTCAGAAACGTTTGTCAACTGTTTTATATAGTCTTTGTTCTTATTCGTAATATCTGTAACATACTTTGATAAAGCTTCTTTTTCTTTCTTGTATGCCTCAATTTCTTTGCTTTTAGCCGTTATCTCTTTTTCAACGTTCTCAATTTCCTTTTCAACCTGATCTGAAAGTTGAGAACGATAAGATTGATATTTGCTGGCAAAGTCATTAAGGATATTCGTGTCTTGCTGTGCTATTTTGTCCGTCCAATTAACACCTAAAATATCTTTGGCAAGCTGTTCATTTTCTGTATTAGTAGAACTATTTATAAGGTCTTGCCACTGTTGTTTATACTTATCCCACAGTGAAGTTTCCTTGTCACGCTGTTTTTCAAGGTCAGATACACGTTTATCAGCACTAGCCTGTTCATATTCCTGCTGTGCCTTGTTTACTTCCTCGGTATTGGTTTCTAAGTGCCAACCACTAGCTTCAGAATAAACATTTACCTTTTTCTTTTTAGCATTTTCAAGATTATTTAACTTCTCCTGTAAGTCAATAGTATCTTGTTTTTCTTCATTAACGGCTTTAATGGCATCAATTTCAGCATTGTATCTGTCCTCAATAGCTGATTTCTGCTCGTCAATATAAGACTCCACTGTGTTTGCAACAGTTTCGTACTGAGAAATAATATTATCAAGTTGAGTTTTTTGTTCTGCAAGAATATTCTTTTGCTCTTCGAGAACATCTTTCTCGTCCTCGGCTTTATCTATAAGATCATCAAACGTTTCCTCGTAAATTTTCTCAATATCATCTACAGACAGTTTAACTTCAGAAATAGAAGAAGCTACCTCTCCGAGTTTTTCAAGGCTTGAAATAAGACCTTCTACATTAGCCTTATCATTGCCATTCGGCAAACTGTTTGATAGTTCTTTTAATCTGTCTGTTAATTCTTTAGGGTTTTGTCTTATCAGTTTCTTAACTTCTTCTGTCAGCTTTTCCGTGTTGCCTGAGAACTTAGCCAAGTCAGGATATGATTTAAACAGTTCAACTAAGTCACTATCCGAAATACTTCCGTCTTGCAGACTTGTTAAGGTATCTTTTAGTGATTTTGCTTTATTCTGAACTTCGTCAATATCGTCCGTCCACTCAGAAATATCAAAAGTATCTGTTGTTAATTTTGCAGGCAAAGTTTCAAAGAAAGTATTAACATAGTCAATTAAATCCTCGTCACCATTAGCCAAGTTGATTAACTTGTCCTTGTATTGCTGAGTTAAATCGTAAAGCCTATCAACATCATCAATGTTTTTGGTTTCTACAGCATGGCTATAACTTTTAGTGGCTTTCTGTGCTTCGTCAAAAGTTTTGCTAAAAGCTTCACTTGTATTGTAATTTTCCAGCGTTTTCTGAATTTCATTATACTTGTCAACAGCATTGGAAAGTTTATCATATTCCTCTGTTGTAGTGGCAATTTCTTTTTGCAAGTCAGCCAACCACTTGTTACGATTATCATCTTCTGAAATATTTGCCCATTTCTCAGATAATTCATCATAAACCTTTTGCATGGTATCAATACGTTCTTGCATTGTGCCTGCAAAAAGTAAATTATCATAAGCATTAGTGCTTATACCAACGTTATTATACTTTTTAAGAATTGGTTCAATGTCATTCTTGTAACTGTACCAATCACCATAACCACGAGAGCCGACCTTGTTGATATCAGCATTAGAATTATAGCCACTGAATAGACCGTCTGATACATAGGCTTGCCCTTTGCCACCGTAATCAGTAGTAAAAAGATCCTTGTTAAAAGAACTTCCTTCTTTAAGTTTCTTTTGTGCCAAATCATAGGCTTCTTTAATACTCAGCTTTCTATCACTATCATCAGGATCAGTAATATCCGACTCTTGATAAAGTTCGCTTTCAGCCTTTTCTTTTTTCCACTCTTTGATTTTCTTAATGTTTTCAGACATTTTGTCATTAAGTAAATCAAGACTCTTAGCTTCATTACCATACTTGTCAATTAAGTTGTCTTGGATAGTATTCAAATCGTCCTTAACAGTTGACAAGTCATCTGTTGTTGCAACTAAAGTTACATAACGATTTACTAATTCATTTACTGATTTATTTTCCTCATCTAGCTTATCAATAGAGTCAGAGAAACTACTTGTAAACTGAGCCAAGCTTTCTTTTGCATTATCTGCACCATTGACAATATTATCAAAAAATGTTATAATACCATCAAGGATTATACTTGCGATAACACCTACCGCCATATTACCAACGGTTGATAATACTTTCATGCCAGCGGCAGCAAGCTTAGAGGAAGTTGCAACACCCTTTAAAGAAGCAGACAGTATTTCTTCTGATACTGCTGCACCATTAGCACTTCTGGCAACATTGAGAGTTGTTTCAGAACAGCCTTTCAAGGCTATTGACTCAGCTTCAGCTACAGATTTTCCCTGTGCTAAAAGATTGTTGAACTGACGAACGTTCGCCACTTCACTTGCAGGGATTAAGGTTATATTTGATTTATTGTTGAATAAGTTCTTTAAATCTGAAAGTTGCGTTATAGTCTTGCCTAATACGCTAATATTAGTCTTGCCACTACTCTCATTTTCAACTGTTTTAAAGACCTTAACAGTTATTCATTTATAGTTTTGATATAAAATTTAAAGGAGAATAGTTATGACGAATAATCAAGGAAAAACAGACAATGTAACTAATGAAAATACCATGTCTAACAACAACGAGGCTACCGAGCAAGTTCATTATTCTATTGGCAAAATTATATTTGCCATTATATTATTATTTTTCTTTATTATAGGATTGGTCGATAAAATATCCGACATTTCACACTACGAAAAAGACTACAGCCAAGAAGCTTACACAGCGGCTAAATTCTATGTAAATAAACAGTTAAAAGCCCCTGCCACGGCAGATTATCCAATGTATGATAAAAGCTTTATTACACATCATAATGATAGCTACACTGTGTCATCTTATGTGGACGCTGAAAATAGTTTTGGTGTTAAGGGCAGATTGTACTATACTGTCACTATGGAACGTGACGGCAAGGATTGGACTAACGTAAATGTTAATTTGAGGGAATAGATAATGAGTACGAGTGCATGAGTATACACAAGTGTACAAATGGGCAAAAGTAAACAATGTGTGTTCATGTATAACAAAAGCTCCGAGAATATCGGAGCTTTATTTGCATTGTATTCTATTTGTTTTTTGCCTTTAATGTTTTTTCAATTTTTAGCACGTCTGGAAATATCAAATGTGAATTTTTATTATGTACTAAAGCAGACACCTTTGTAGCCTTAGACACTATTCTTTTATATGTCATATAATCAATGGCTACTGGTACACCTAAATGTTGATATTCGTCCTTTACATAGTCATCAGTGACAGGACACATATTTTGAATTAAAAACGCTCTTTCTGCACCAAGCACTTCCCCAAAATCAATGGTATCGCATTTCCCATTCTTGTCAATCTTCTTATCATATATTTTTCTATATTTCTCAACTTGCGAAGATATTGGAATAGCCCAATAAATACCGTTATCAGATGTGTTTATACAACAATAGCAAGGGCGACCATGTACTTCACCATCAACAGTTTCATGATTGCTCATAAGCTTATCGTCATTGAAATCTTGATAATATTGATTGTCCAAAAAATAAAAATGTCCAACTTCCATTAATTTATGCCCCTCAAAACAAATAGTCCCGCTCTAGGCGAGACTATATTTGAACTAGACTATTTATTAGTCGCATATCTAGCAACGACAAACATTTGAACTAGACTATTTATTAGTCGCATATCTAGCAACGACAAACATTTGAAGTGTTCAATCTCTTGAATCATTTCTTTACTATATTATATGACATTAACGACAAAAAATCAATATACAATATGTACAAAGTTTCAAGCTAAAAATTAGTGAAAATGTCAATAACAAAAGACCCTAGAGAAAATCTAGGGTCTTATTCTATGTCTATTCATTTGCTGCGTTCAGTAACTCGTTGTCACCCTTGCCGTTTTCCATTTTAACCTGATCTGACTCAAGCAAAAACTGAACATAATTTTCAAGAATAATATCAATATCATCTTTATGTAGTTCACCAATTTTTCTTCGGAACTTACTGTTATCCAACGATACGGTTTTGGAAATTCGTGCTACAGACTCATGCTTTAATCCTGCCTCTTGCCAATGAGTAATAGGTACATCATATTTATCGGCTTCTCTCACTTCATGACTTGTCACTTTAATTGACAGTACACACAAAGGTTGCACACTCAATATAATAACAGGTCTATCCTTTGAGATATTTTTATCTTCAAAAGGAAAATTGGCATACCACAACTCCCATTGCTTCTTCGCCATTTATGTCACTTCCTATCGTCATCGATTTTTGCATAATTATCGTAGATTTTATCATTCCACTCATCATCTTTGTTTATTGTAGGATTGTGCGGTACATTACTCAGTATAAAATCTAAATTGGCTGTAATAAATTGATTAAACTCCTCAATCGACATCTTAGTATTCTGTACATTTATTGTTTTAGCCATAAATCTCACCTCTAAATTTTGAAATAATTTTATACCTTTGTGTGTAGTTGTTAATTAAAATGAAATACTTATAGTTTAATCTTCAAGTGATTTCCTAATATCTTCGTCCCATGGCTGTCCGTTAAAAGTCGAATGTTTCATCATCTCTCTTGCCTGTTTTTTTATTTTTGAAATAACTGCTGCGGAGGACTTGGAATTAATAAATTCGTCCGCTTTATCTTCTCTAACAACGAAGGCAAGATTTACAGGTTTACTCATAACTGCCATATCTATCAACTCCTCCATCTTTTTACATACATTCTTTTTGTTATTAGTTTCTCCCATACGGCATCACCTATATTACATTATAGGAGTGAACACCTAAAATATGCGTACAAATAATAAATTATGCGTGTGAATAATAAATTATGCGTTTAACGCATATTTCTACTATCAGTATACCCATATTGGGAACTAATGTCAAGCCATATATTGGTTACATTAACAAACATTATGTAAATATAAATGTAAAATTTTTATTAACGAACAAATTTAGTGTTGACATACACAAATGAATAGTGTAAAATAAATCACTATGCAAAATGATTAATAACAGTTTTATCCCACCCTTACTGTTAAAGGGCAAAACTAAATAAATGAGGGATAATTCATTTTTTTGAAACGCTATAGGTGTTACCTATAGTTGGAGTACACCTTTATCTTGCCACAAGATAGTTACCGTCTACTCTCTGAACCTAGTCCGTATCTCCCGATAGGGGTTGGCTGCTGACCTGACATTTTCAACAACACTTAGCACCTATTATAATAGGCTTTTATCTCAGCATATGTCATCTTTGCTATTGTTTCCGAGTTTCCTCACTCTTATAGTGCCATTGCTATAAGTAGTTGCAAAGCTTTAGCCGTTCCCAGCAATTTGGCAACCTTATTTTAAAACGTGTGTGACCTATGCACATATGAATTGTGGCTGTGCATAAGTTGGCATCTTTAATAATTGTTTACCTACGTTTTTGAATGATAATCCTGCCATAACGGTAGGAATAAGTGTTTCTAAAACACCGAATTTACTAATGAGATTATCAAGAACATCAATAATTTGTGTTCCACTGGTGATACCGAATTTAACCAAATCACCATTAATCAGAGTAGCTGACAAATTTTCAATACTTGTCTGAAAACCTTGCACTCTTCCTTGAATAGAGTCAAGGTATTTTTCATACTCTGACATAGCAGACCCAGCAGAGCCTATTGAGTCATTAACAATTTTATCCGCTTGACTCATGTTCGTAAGCAATGCAGTAATTGTATTGCCTCTTTGCTTGCCTGCGATTTTCTCTATGATAGCGGCTTTTGACGTATCAGTAAGGTCGTTCCAAACATTGGCGATACCTTTCATAATTTCATAGGTACTCTTAAAGTTCTGAGAGTCCTTCATTATGTCAAAGCCACCTGTGCCATTTACATTAGTAAGAGCTTTAATATCTTCCCTCAGTTTTGAGGTTGATACTGCCATGCCCTCTGTTGACTCGCCTGCATCTTCAAGTTCTGTTTTTGCTCCACGAAGTCGCATTGACAGGACTTTCAAACTGTTCAATCTGTTACTTTCCCAATTATATTGGTACTGACTACATTAAATATGTAGCGGTTAGTCATTTCTGGCTAACTCTCGTATTTCTTTTTTTATAGGATTATAATACGATGCTCGGACTATATATTACGCCCTGTAATAAGGACGGATAACTTCAATACATATGTTGCCATATATATCCTGTAGTCTCTACGGTTACTCAAAAAAATTGAGTCTTACCTCGGTCTTAACTATCCTTTAGCCTTTGACCGATATAGTTATCTGCATACTATATATTATTATATAGTCGGGCAATTTGCGTTTACCCGCTTCGGCTGCGTCTCCAGTTATTTCTGTAATGGCTGTACCCATTGCTATTGCTTGGTCTAGTGTATTTCCTGCTACGCTCAGTGAAGATACTGACCTTGATAGCATATCACCAATATCACTTGCTGAAACAGCATACTTGTTTGATATTGCGTTAAACTTATCAACAATATTGATAGACTCATCAACTGTCATGTTATAGCTTTTCATAACTGTTGTTAGGTCTTGTACTGCTGTTGCATTATCTACTTCACCAACAACTGAATAAATACCTGAGTTTGTGGCAAGTGTTTCGGCTTCATCTAAACTATATCCACGTTTGCCCCATTCTGCCGTTTGAGAAATAAGATCAGATAAATCAATCTTTAAATCTTTAGCCTTTTGACCTATATTATCAAAGAACTCGGCATATTGCTGATTTGTGTTATCAGTAACCTTACGCAAGTCTGTCATAGCTGTATCAATATCTACAACATTATTATAGAACTTAACAGCTTCTCTTGATATGCCTGAAATCACAGTAGTTAAACTCATCCAGCTTGTGAATTTTAAAGCGTCCTCTTTAATCTTGTCAAAAAAGCTTAAACCATTCACACCTGCTGCCTGTGCCTCAGAACTCATTGTCCTAAAACTACGATTGATTTTATCAACATTGACTTTCAAATCGCTCGCAGTTAGATCGCTAGCATTAAGCAACTTTTTGAGTGAGGCTATCATATTATCAGTTTCAACCTGATATGTACCGCCATTAAAAGTATTCTTGCCCATGGCTTTAGTATTAGCCTGTTGCCATGTCTGAATTGTGTATATTAACTTTTTAATGTTCTGCCTTGTAGCTTCTATATTCTGTTGTGATTTATTGCTAGAAAAACTAGCTTTATAAGCTACATCTGCCCTCTTTAACTCATTTGTTAGTTCATTGAGTTTAATACGATATTCGTCTAATGCTTTAGGATCGCCACCTACATTAGACAAACTTGTTTTTAACTCATTAAACTTTTCTTGAAACTCTCCATTAAAAATAGGCGACTCTTTCCACTTTGTTTCTAAAGTGGTGAGATTTTGCGTAAGTCTAGCTACATTATTTTCTGTTTTAGTAGAGGTAGCTGACGATTTATCAGCAGAACGAGAATTGGCTAATCTAAGTTCTTCCCTACCAATGTTTATTAATTCATTCTTTTGTCTTTCAAGTTCTTCTGTAATCAGTTTCTTCTTTTTAAGCTGCTTTTCATCATAAGAAACTCTACTCTCAAGATTTTTAATCTGTCTTTTTAACTCAACATTTTCTTGCTCGCCAGCATTGACCTGTTGCTTTTTAAGCTTATTAATCTGTTTGATTTCACCAAACATCTTATTATAATAATGAGCTTGCTGTCGTGCCTCAGAATTATCAGATTTTTCAAGTAACTGTAAGTTCTTTATTTCTGTTTCTGCTTTTTTAACAGAAACAACTAACTCACGATATTCTTCAGACCATTGTTTATTGCGTCCAAAGTTCTCCTCGGTATCTTTTACCTTAGTTAATTGAGTGTCTAAACCTTGAATTAAATCCACAATTTCTTGTGGCTGATTTTTCAGCTTAGAAAAGTTATTTGAAATTTCTTGTATTGTGGCAGGCATTTTTGCTAAAGTGTTTTCAGCATTTGTTACTTTATTAAATGAACTTGAAGTAGTATCAAGATTTTGCTTAATCTCGTTTGCAGTAGTTTTAAGAGTATTAAATAAACTATCAACTTCCGCAACGGAGCCGCCTTTACCAAGGTTGTTAATAGCATTATTAACATCTGCGATTTCCTTAGTAAGTCCTGTTTCAATGCCCGAATTTGATGATTTAAACTCGGAAAGAAGTGTTGTGTATTTTGACTTAGCCTTATCAATATCCGCAATCAGCTTTAATATACCCTTTTCAGAACTACTACCCGATAGATAGTCAAATGACCCATTTGTTTCGTTCAGAGCATATTTCAGTTTTTCAACTTGACCTGTTAAGCTTGTAACTTCTGCCGTAATTTGAGTAACTTCACCCGAACTATCTTTAGTCCATGAAAATGTCGGATTACCAAACTGACTCAAAACTTTTCTTGCATTTTTAATAGTTTTAACAATATCTATCTGTCCGTCTTTATTAAAACCTGCCTTAAAAGTTTCTGCAAGAGTTGTGTCAATATTCTGTATCTCATGCTTTATATTTTTAACAGAGCTAGTTACCTGTTTTTCAGCAGCCTTTATGCCACTCTGAATAGAAGTTACGTTTAAACCACCAATATCTATTTTCAGATTTTTACTGATTGTAGCAAGCTGAGATTGAATTTTCTTTTGCGTTTTGTTTAAATCCAACTCGCCAATGATTTTAGCATGAGCCTTATTGTCATTTGCAAGTACATTATTTAATTTAGGTATATCGTCCTTAACTTTACTTGTGTCAAGTTCCACAGGAACTCGTATTTTTAAATCATCTGCCATTTCACTTCACCTCTATTCCTTGTCTTTTAAGTCCTTGCCTTAAAGCCATAACGTGATATTTATTATTACTTAAATCCTCTTTTGTGTTATACATAAACGGTCTAGCAACACCATAATACGTCCAATCTCCAAAATCGTACCCCCAACCAGTTTCAATGATAGGTGCTAATTCTTGACCTGCATTATCTGACTTCATCATTCTTCCCTGTACAAAAATATAAGGGTTAGCCATTGTATTGTTTTCAACAACTAAAGTGTCACCTTCGATAGAAGAATTAATATTGTTAATATCCATTAAACCACCATTATCATATCGTCTTACATATTCATGTGGTACATAACTATCGTAAACATCTTTTTCAATATGGTCTAACATAACAGTGGTGACAACCTCGGCAACATCTGTAAGCAGAGCGTAATCAATTCTTGCTCTTAGTTCTCGCTCTAGTTCTTTAAGGTTTTTTACAACCATTTATTCCTCACCACGCAACCACTTTACAACAAGCTTTAAATCCTCGTCAGCTTGCTCCTGAGAAACTTTACTATGTGTTTCTATCATAACTTTATCACCATTTTTCAAACCAAGGCTACAAAGACCTATAATTGATTTACCATTGACCGTTCTATCTGTTGTCAGATTAACCACAGAGGGGCGTACCTGTGTAAAATACACAAACCTATGAATATTCCTAGCATTAGGAACTACCCCGAGTGTTATCTCCTGTTCTGCAAAGAACATATTAGTCACCGTCCTTGTTGTTTGAAATTACAATTTTATTTGCCATGTCATTACTATCTTTAAGTGTTTTTAACACTTCATTTAAGCTTTCAGTGTCAATATCTTTCGTAGTAACACTAATCTGTTCTATCATTTCTTTTGCCTTGTTCGCAAGCTCCGTTATAGCTATGTTTGCCATGCTCATAACCTTTTCAGCCGCCTTGTATCTAACATTCATGTCGATACCACTGTCAATAGCTTTAGTAATTAGGTAATACTGATCGTCATCAATTAATTCCCAATCAATGTTATAATATTCTCTGTCCAACTCCCCACTATCATAAATTTCCGCAATATCGTCTGATGAGAATTTATATTCTCCGTAAAGAGTAAGCCAATAATATCTACACAAAACATCTTTATATCCTGCACCATACTCAATTGTACCCTTTATTACATTATTTATAAATGCCTGCATTTCCGCAAAACTAAGCTTATTTTTCATTCAATTTTCCTCCATCTTCTTGCGTTTCTTTTCTACATTTCTAAGTCTTTTGCACTCATCATAGTCAATCCACCCACCAAATTTTTTAACATAAGTAATCCACTTATATGTAATGTTTGGATAGCAATACCAAAACAATTTACGTTTAAGTATTGCCACTGAGTCTGGCATACCTTTTGTATCTATAACTTCAGTGACACCATTTTTATAAGTAACCACGAAATCAGCGACATATTTAATTGGCAACACAGTTTTGTCATCGTGAACGAACTTCGGTTGCAGTTCATATGGTTTCTGTAACTCATACGAAATCACTTCACCGCTTTCCACTAAAGGACAAAGTACATCACGATAATATTTCATTTCTAACACTGAGTCGAAAATAATGCCATTATAACTACGTTTTGATTTGTCTTTATCTACATTAAACTTGCTTCTATCTTCCATTTCTACCTCTTTGTAAAAAAATAAGGGCGGTCAATACTTGTCATAATAACCGCCCTTTCTATTTTATTTAGTTTTTTTATTTCTCTTAGCCCTTGTAACAGATTTTATAGGAACATCATCAAAATTAATTATTTCTTTAATATCTCTAGCCACTTCTGGAAGAAACTCAGAAAAATCATAATTCTCATCTATTCCAATGTTGCAAAAACACTGAGATGCTTCAGCTTTGCTAACGATACCTTCTCGGTATTCTTCAAGAAGCAACTCAATTTGATAGTGTTTGGGACTACAACTATGTCTCATCCAAGTCTGGTATCTCCGACAATGAGGACAATAATTGTATTCCTTTCCACAAATCCAACACTCGACCATTAAGCTACGCCCGGAATAACAAGACTATAGAACTGCTTGTCCTCAGAACAGTAATCTACAGCACAGTCCATAGTAATATTGTATGTGCTGTCAAGGGCTATAGCTGTCTCATAAGAGGACTGCATTTTAGCTGTTGGGAAACGATAGTAAGCATAAATCTTTGTTGACTGATCGCAAATATCAAATCCCTCAACTTCAACATAAAATCTACCTGCTGTTGGATAGTCATTTGCTGAAGCTGTCATGCCGACACCATCTTCTACAGCGTACTCATACTTAACAAGAACAGTATCTCCCTCTTTTATATCACCTGTATTGAAAGTAACTGTCTTAGTTGTGTCAGTATATGTAACCTTACCTTCTGATATAGCACCTGCTACCTTGAAAACCTTATCAGCCGAACCATCTGTAGAAAGTGTCATCACTGAAATAGAGTTTATATCAGAAGTTTTGTTTTTCAGTACAACTGTAGTCTGCTCACTAGCAATTTTAAACTCCTCAAACGCAGGAGCAATAAGCTTAGATGAAGAACTTGCAATCTTTTTTTCAGCACCATTCATAGCTGCGATAATATTAATATCATAAACAGGTGTAGCAAAAGATACAGTACAACTCTTACCCTTGGTAACAGTGGCAATAGTATTTCCATCAGCATCCTGTTTAGTCTGCTCGTTACCATCTACCTTAATTGAGAAGTCCTGTACCTGATTTGTATACCAATTTACAGTACCGTCATTTTTAGTATGAATCGCTCTGCTAATCTTCTGCGGAATAAAAGTATTAATATTCATATAATCATTCCTTTCTTTTGTGTAAATAAAAAACTTAATCGGATAAGCTATCTCAAGCTCCGCATCCAATTAAGTTCTTCTTTTAGTTTTTTATTCTTTGATAAATCTACACACCCACTATATATACCCGAAAACAAATGCGAGGCATTGTCATAAGCTTGTATGCGTTTTACGGTGTCCCAAAAGGCATATAAATTCATATTAAATATTGTTTTGTTTGTGTAATTGCAACCTGCGTAATTTACCACTGATGATATAATAGGTAAAAGTGCCGACCCACTAGGATAAAACATTTCCCTACGCCTTGCACTTTCAATTTCTCTCCTAGCACTATTGATTGCCATGCTCTTCTGTGTCGGATTGTCAAGTATCTTTTGAAATTGTGGTGCTGATATATTGGCAAATTTGCGAATATAACCAACCATTTTTGTGTGAATTTTTGGTGTAATTACAATTCCATCTTTGTTGCGTATGCCTTTTATGTCACCGTCAACATATGGTTTCATACTTTTAAAATCCAAGTTTCCAAACAAAAACTTGCAAATGCTTTCATCAAACACGAGAGATAAGCAAACAAATAAATCCCAATCTGAAATCGTTGTAAAGTCAACACCTAAATCAGTTAGCAATACTATATATGGACTATCCAAATGATGTGCTGTGAAATCTTGACAAAATGATAAAAATTTCTTTTCACCTATCTCGACAATATCATTTAAAGTTGGGTTATGTATAATAATATCATCTGTAATTCTTATATCGTCTCCACGGTATATCTTCAGTTCGTCAACCATTCGTTGCACCGCCACACATATCATTACTAAGGTCTTGTCCTTGGAATATCATTTCCCTAACCTTGTAAACAGGTGAAAGATTATATTCCGTATTAGAAACTAGACTTAGCAATCCATATCCCCAACCATCAGTGCCATTTAGTAACTTATCAATTAAAGTTGACAAGTAATCAAGTCTCGTTGCAGAGATACCTGCTTTATTTAATCTCATTTTGTCTTGGTGGCAAATTAATTTAATTGTCATATGAGGGTGTTCCCATACTTGTCTAAATAACATTTTAGGAACGGAAACCTCAACAGTAATATACAGTTCAACATCCGTCTGTGTTTTCGGAATATAGCCATATGGGAATATATTTGTGTAAACAATATTTTCTAAATCTTCTTCCGATTTTTCAAACAGTTCCATAATATTATCTTGCGATAACATCATAGAAATAGCCTTAGACTTCCACTGTGGTATAGCAGAACTATTTGGCATTTTACACACCTCCCACTATATTAACTAACAACTCAGACGAAACATCATCAACTGTACAAACCAATTTAAAAGAGCTACCAATTAAAGCACTATTGTTTAAACACTTTATCTTTACCTTATTTTCATTTACTATCATGGTAACAAAATCTTGTTGTTTATCAAGTAATTTCAAAGACCAAATGACACTCTTATCTGTTTTTGCAGTAAATGTTTTTACTGTACCACCACAACGAATTTCTGCATTACCACTGTAAGTTATTTCGACAGGTTTGGTTGCATTATTGGGCTTAAAGTAATCACATAGCATAAGGTCAATTCTATCTGTCTGCGGATTGTATTGACTCTCTGACAAGATAATGTGCATACATCTGCCATTTCCAAAAGAAAAGCTGACAGTATCAGGTCTAGTAATTCTGTAAGGTGTAGGCTCTTTGTCGTTATAATCAATGAAAAAACGCTTATCATGAGGAAAATATTTCGTTTCCTCGTCAAGTGAAATGTACATCATCAACTGATCGTAGCCAATGGTAATTATTTTTGTCTCATTTGTGCCTGAGTTGTACTGTGAAGCATTTTGAATATTGCATGGCTTATAATGAACTATGCCGTTTTCGTCTTGCCATTTTATAACGTAATTACACAAATACAAAATAGATTTTTCGTACAGCTTGTTATTTGTAGGCTCGGTCAATATCAGCCAAATCTTATTGTCATATTTAATGTACTTATAATCAGATATTGTACTAATATAAGTCAAAACCTGTCTTTGCCAAGTTTGTGTTGGCGTGTCAGGTATTTCATTCTGAATTATACCCCTTGTAGCAAATTCATTTTCAAAATTCTCACCGTTAAACACTCCACTGCACAGAATAATATCATCTTCAATAACGCTATCCTCTAAAACGTCATTAAATGACATTTTACTATCAAACAACAAATCTAGTTTTTCAGAACCTTCCGTATAATACGGTTGCTGGATTAAGTACCATTCTTTACTCATTCAACCACCTCAATTATACGCAGTATCTTTAAGTTGCTCATAAAGGTCAACTATTTTAAAGTTCACCCAATCAATCTCAACTTTAGCTTGTCTTTTGTCACCCTCTGAGTTGTTTATTGATAAATCCTTGGAAACTATGTTGCTACGTTTGACAATTTTGTTATATTGTCTTTCACAATAAAATCTCTTTATTGTATAGCCCAATATATTAACAACTATCTGATTTAAAACAATATCGTTTCCGTCAATATCAGTAAATATTTTTTTCTCATTATTAAAATAAAGTTGACTAATTTGAGTTGAAAACTCGCCACAAGCCATTTTAAACCACTGAAAAACAAGGTCGTCACTTAACGCAACCCTTTCAAGAAATGTGGACTCAAAAACAGCGACCACATCTTCATAGGTAGTAGCCATTTTAACCACACCCTTTCTTAGAACTTATAGCCTGAAATATTTTCTATTTCGTTGCGCTTATAAACTGCCACATTGTCAATTCCAACTTCTTTGGCAAGTGGAATAATCATTTTCTTATCGCCTTCAGTAACTACAAGTCTTGAGAGTTCAGCCATAAAATCGGCTTTATTGCTAATGCCAAGAAGTGCCTTTACACTGTTAATATCAAGAATAACAGGATCATTATTATCACTCTCGTCAAGTGAAAAAACGTATCTTCTTATATCCTCGTCAAGAATTTTCAGATAAGCGTTATTGCCAAAGCCGTCAGTACCACAGAACATTCCATTACCTTCCTGTATCTGAGCCATAACCTCTCCAACATTAAGCTGTGCAAATTTCTTTGCATTTGGTGGAATAGTAATATCTCTTTGTGTTTCCACAGCCCTAAAACCCAATTCCCAATTACGAGTATTTTCCAAAAATACTCTATCGGTAAGCTGAATTTCCCTTTTAGACTTTACTTCTGTAATATCGTTATTAATTGTGGCAGTAGTTGTATTTTTTCTTACATTTGCCAAATTTTTAATCTTCCTTTCAAATATATTGATGTGGCAAGAGTTTACACCCTCGCCACATCAATAATTATTATGTAATTAACCCTGCTTTGTAAGCAGACCAATTTCAAATTCTCTACCCTTTACAACGTCAGCACCAAGCTCCATATCGAAACGTGTCTTTACTGTACCTGTCTCAACATCATTGCCTGTCATAGTTGTAATACCGCCACGTCTGAAGATATTTACTGGAGAATTTGCGCCCTGTGCAATAAACCACAAATCATTTGGATTGTAGTATGTGTCAAAACCTGACTTGTCAGCAAGTGGCTTTGTGAAGTTATATGGGTTCTCAAGTTCAATAAGAGCTGAACCCTTATAGAAACCATTAAGACCTGTTCTTGCAATCTCATCTACCTGTGCAGCATTGAAGAATGGGATTGATGTAGAACCAACTGTCTTATAGCCGTTCCAATCACAGATACCAGAAATAAGTGAGAAGTCACCTGCAATACCAACCTTGCCAAGCTTTCTAACCTTATTTACCATACCATCAACCTGTGTCTGAGTTGGAGCAGAGTCATACTCGCCATAGAACTTTACATATTCAGTGTTATTCTTCAGTGCAGACTTGATAACATCAAATACATAAGCAACACCCTTGTTGTTCATGTCGGTCTGTACCTGTGCCATTTCCTCTGCTACAGTACCAGCAAAATTACCAGAAGCAAGCTCACGATAATCAATAGCCATACCAGAAGATATTGTCTGAGTTACGATTGGGTACTCTACCCACTTTCTACCTGCAAAACTTACATCAGAACCAGAAGCCTGAAGCCTAGCATCAAGACCCTCATAAGAATAAGTCTTAACTCTTGGCTGCTCATCATAGCCAATCTCACGATAGTTACCAAGGAAATTAAATACCTTTGTTGCCTCAAGAAGCCTTGGCTGTATAATATACTTTACAATAGTATTAATCTCTGCAACTGCTCTGCTATCGCCTGCAAGTGCCTGCTCACCAAGCTTTGAAATTCTTGAACGTACTGCGTCTACCTTCTGACCGTACTTTGATGTATCTTTGCCTGCAAAAAGAGCAGAACAAATCTCAACTACTTCGTTGAAAGCCTTTGCATTCTTAACAGCAACCTCAGACTTATTCAGATTATTAAGTTCAAATGAAGTATTAATCATTATTAAAACACCGTCCTTTATTTTACATTCATTAATTAAGCGTGTACAACGACTCTAAGTCCGTTACCACCAAAACTTGTCTTTTCCACAACTTCAAGATACTCTGCATAACCAGAAACATCAGCACTCTTAGCCCACTTACCATCAGTACCAACTACAAGCTTGTCACCTACTGCGAGTGTATTGTAAGCTGTTGTTACAACTGCATCGTCCATATCAAAAAGATGTCCTGCAAGAGAAGCAAGAGTAAAAATGCGTGGAAACTCACCAACCTCAATTCTATAATCATTTGGAGTGAGTGTCTCAGGCTTATCAATTCTGTTCATTACAACTGCAAGACCAGCCTGCTTTGCTGTTGTTGCAGTTGGCAGAGCAACAGCCTTTGTTTTAAGATCATATGTAACAGCCATGCCGTTCTCAAGAACAACAGGTGTCTTGAGATAGCCAAAATTCTGTGCTACCTTGAAATCACCAATATTTGCAAATTTAATCATTTAAAATTCCTCCAATCGTATTTTTTATACAAACAGATTATCAATATCGAGTTTGTCATTCTTATCGTCATCGTTGTCGGTATCTACGCAACCAAATATGTCAGCGGCAAAATTGTTCTGAGAATTAATCTCAACAGCCATTGCCTTTTCCTTCTTCTTTGTCTCAGCACCAATGCAAGCATTGATTTCTGTAACAATATCGTTTACCTCGATACCACAACCCATAGGATCTGCGTTAAACTTGTCAAGCTTATCCTTTGCCATGTTCTTTTCATCGTCTGAAAAATCTCCAAGAGCTGAATTGAGTTCTGCAATCTTTGCAGACTTTTTAAGTTCATTCAATTCTGCTTTCATTGTTTCAACGAGTCCGTTAAGTTCATTAATCTTCTCGTCTTTCTGACAAGCATTTGTTTCGGCTGTTGTCTTTTCACCTGTAAGAGTTGCTATCTCTGCATCTTTTGTAGAAATAATCTCATTCATTTCAGCAATCTTAGTCTCATAATCTGCATTTTTAGTATTGAGTTCAGTAATCTTATTCTCAACAGCAGAAATAATCTGATTAAGTGTCTTTTCGTCCACTTTCTCGTCCTCCTTTATCTTTTGATTTAGTTCTATCAGTATTGCACTATCGTCACTAGGCTCGACAGTTAAAATGCAATATCCACTATAGTCATAAACTTTTGGTACTCTACCTTTTTCGACAGGCTCTCCGTCATACACTATTTTATTTTTGCCCTTACCAACAAATTCAACAGAACCATATATTGTATCACCATCATTAATTTTGTTTTCAAGCCATTCAACAAAATGTGGATAACGTTGCTGATTAATATAACCCTCGGCAATAAGAACTTTATGTTTCTCACCATCAATCTGAATATCTTCAATAGACCAACCATCAGCAGAACCTACTTGAACAGAATTTTCAAATAATGGCATATTGCCGTCTTGACCTGTCATTCCATGGTCGTATGGAATATCTTTTTCACTATCTAAAAATGTTGCACAAATAGGCATACCAATAATGCTATCTGCGTTATCTCTCACATATTGCTCATTGTAACTAATACCATTTTTGTTATAGTGATTACGGTCTTGATGAATTTCGTGTAGTACCAACTTTACACGTCTGCGACCGTCCGACCTCTTTGCTTCGCTTATTTCACAATGAAACACTAACTTTCACCTCTTTTCTGACATAAAATAAACCTAGTCACTAAACGCAACTTAGGTTTTAGTTTGTTGTTGAAGGTTTTGGTTGAGCGTTTCCATTTAGATTTTCGCTCATTATGCTATTTTCGTTTGTCTTTTCAGCTACCTTACTTCTACCACCATTTGAGTGGTCTACACTATTTGGGTCACTATCTTTGCTACTCATGGTATAACTCGTCTTATGCGTTGGATATTTATTTTCCCAATCATTATCTAGTTCATAATCCATAAGTGACAAGTATACATCGCTATCCCAACCAGTGCTTGCAATCCAAGCTGTTAAAGACCCCTTACCTCTAGCATAAAGGTCGGTCATATATTTAACCTGTTTATCTCTATTTACAAAAGTAACAGGTAAAATAGCACACTCCATATAAAGCTTTTTATCCTTAATGATATTGGCGTTAATACATTTATTTAATTCCATAACAAACATATTTATCCAATCATATACGTTTCCTGCAACCAACTCCAAATTAAGTGTTGCAACAGCATAGTTTCCTGTACTATTACCGTCAAGGACACTACTAGCAATACCCAAATCGGCAGGCACTTTCGATTTATTGGCATTTTCATTCTTTTCATTAAAAATAGAAGTGTCAACTTTTATGTCATTTAATTTTGTACCTGCGGCAAGCGAGAAAAATGACTTGCCATATTTATTTTGTCTTGTAGTAATAGCTTCTTTAACTACCTTATGTTGGTTTTTCTGCTGACTTTCCGTCAAAGTGCAACGTCCGTCTTTTGCTTCAGGAAATGTTTGATATATAATTTGATTGTTCAACTGATCTAATACATTCCGCTTTGTAGAAGTGAAATAATCTGCGTATAATACATCGTCCAACGCACAAATCATTAATGGAACACCATAAGGATTAATAGCCTTACAGTTAATTTTTGTTACCATTGTATTATCGTTATTTAAAACTTTCCATGGCTTAATATTATTGTGAGTTGAATATTTACTATACGCTTCTCGAATTTCTCTTGGAAAAGCCTGTAGTTTTCTTCTTTTGTCGTCTTCTGCCATATCGTCAAAGTATCTTAAATCAAAAGCAACAATAGGTGAACCGTTCTTTCTGCCAACTATACGGCAATAGTCAACAGGCAGATTAATAACGGCACATTTAATCCCCAATTCATTAATCTCTACAATGTTTAAAGTATCAATGTCATCAAGATACTTGTCAGCGAATACGGACTTTGTAATCTCAAAGTATTTAAAGTCCATTCCCTCAATCATATCGTTAAACAAATTATCTCGAATAACTTCCTTATATCTTATTGTGTCAAGAGTTTGTTGCATTAGCTGTCTTGCGTTTTCAAATTTCTTCTTGCGTTTAGTTTTTGACTTTGAATAAACCACCTTATCTAAAGTGAACATGGTTTTAAGATAGTTGATAGAAGTCATAACAGAGCCATTTTCATAGTACGCCCACCGACAAATTTTGCGAATATTTTTTATATGTATTTGCGGATTATGAGCAAATTTCTTAATGTCCTCAAGATTAATAGGCAAATCTTCAATACAATCTTCCCAAAAAGATGTCATTTCATAAAAAGCATTTGACTCATAGGAACGCTCTTGTGTATTTGACACAGAATTAGTTTCTGAAACACTTTCTGTTTTATCCTGATTGTTTTCAATAACATTTTTAGTATTCTCTGCAATATTCTCGGGCATAGCCTCACCTCACTTTCATTTGTAGTTACATTAGTTGAACAAACAGCAATAATCGTATTCATCGTTATTTATGTCTTGGGCATATTTATTAACATACCACAACACATAGATCAATGCCGAAACTCTATCCTTATTTACTTTTTTTACAACTTGTTCAATAGTAATGTTGCCGTTATTAAGATGTTTCATTTTTAAATTCGCAGCTTCTTCAATAAAAGCATCTGTCTCAATAAAAGGTCTAACTTTCTCGTCAAAACTATCCCATTCATTATCGGTAAAATCATTATCTTGTCTTTTTTCCAGTAATCTAAGTTTGCCACTATCCACCATATCTATAAAAGTGCTTACAATTTCATTTTGCCAAGTCTGAGCTTTCATATTGTAAAGTATTTGTGGCGAGTTAGGAACTTCTGGAACATTATCGTCATTAATAGTGTCCCAACAGCCCAAGTCCTTACCTGTAGAATTGTCAATCGTGTCTTTTAAAAGTTCATCAGCCAATCCAACACCAAGTCCATTAGCATCTAATACAACTACTTTAGCCATATAAAGTTTTTGAACTTTTTTGATAATAGCAGCTTGGGCATTAAAATTAAGTACGTTAGGAATATTAATAATATTCACTACATCAATGTAAATAATTCTCCCTTTATCCTTACTCCTAATTACACGCACTACAGCAATAGAAGATTGGTTATTAGAGGTTTTTTGGCTTCTTGCCACGTCAACACCCATATAATATTCTTGTTCTGGATCTGGATTTTGTAAAACCGCTTCCGTTAGAGTACGGCAATTCATTAGTTTATTAATATTAACCAGTGCACCGTCAGCACAGCCGACCCATTCTTGTTCATAGTTCTGGGCAAAGGCTACAACAGAAGAATTTTTCTTCTTTGAAAGTATTTTGCTTTTATTACTTCCCCTACCATACCAACACGGAAGTTGCCAGTTGCTTCCCAAAACTATTTTTCCCTTTAGATTTTCCATATCATCTAACATTGAAATACTACGCTGATATTCGTCTGAACCCCTAAATCCTGCCGTTGTAAAAAAATGAATTTGCTGATTAAGTTCCATTGGGTCTACTATCGCAAGTCTACCAACCGTAAGTCTTGGAACTTCAACTACAGGCTCAAGAGCATCTTGAAACAGTGCATTATTTAGCAATGCAGACTCCTCTATTTTTAACCTTCTACGTCTTTGACCCTTTGTGCTTTGAGCATTTGCAATAGCATCTATGGTTGCATCATTTTTGAACTCAATATAAGCATTTCCCTTTGAGAACCTAGCTTCTCTTATTTCGTCCTTTAAAAGTGGATATAATTTTGCAATTTCATTCCACTTTGATTTCAATAAATCTGCCGCATTTTCTTTAGTCTGTGCAGAAAGAGCCAATTCAATATTTGGGAACAGCATTGCTACTACAACCATAGCAAGTACCTCGTCAAAAGTTTTTCCATAGCCTCTTGAGAACGTTCCATACATACTCATAAATCTAACGTCACAACGCAAAAATGTACGTTGATCTAAATGCAGATTTAATCCACCTGTTTCAGGCTTCATTAAGTCAAGTAATAAATCAGGATACCACTTAGCCCAACTTATAAAAGTATAATAATTGTGTAGATTTTTACCAAATATACTGTCACTGTTTTTTTCAAATTCTTTTATTCTTTGCCAATTCATTATTTGTCACCATTCTCATAATCTTTTGGCAGTTTAATAAATGTTTCAACCGCACTTCTATTTTTTTCTGAGGTATCATCAGCAAAAATTCCATAAGGGTCTCCATACTGAGAAATATAATCATTTTTCATATCATCGTAAAATTGGTATACTTCCTTATAGTCGCACTTGGGTAATCCTTTTAGCTTTCTAGCATAATTGATATAACACCATATTATAAAATCAGGAGCATCGTTAGGTTGGTACTTAAATTTAGGCAATATTTCAACAATATCAACCGCCTGCTCACAAGCTTTTGATATTTCCGAAATGCAAGTTACTCCGCCCTGTAAATCAGCCTGTGTTAATTGTTTTGGAGTCAATTTTGCCTTATCTGCCGCATCTTGGGCGGCTCGATTCCATTTGTCAGCACTACTTACGTCTCCTGCTGCTGTAGCTTCTTCCTCTTTTACCTTGAAACGTACATAAGTTGCCAAAGCTTCCTCATGCAAGTTTGTTTGAATTGAATAATTTTCTTTCAATTTATCAAACTTTTTTTTCATTTTTCGGTATTGCGACTTTGTATATCCTTCACCGAATAAATCTGTAATATCGTTTGTAACAACAAAATCGTCAACCATGTTTACATATACTTCTTCGTTTCGAGGAAGTATATTGCGTTTCTCTGTTGTAGTCACTGCCTCAGTAACAGACTTGCCTTGATTAAACAAGTTCATAGAATCCAAGAAAGATAATTTTGTGTACTGTGGTAATGTTGACACATTTTTAAAATAACAGCCTATAATATCTGTTCTACCCTTACCCAATTCCAAGGATCTTCTTACTTCACTCATTGCAGAATCAAGGGCTTCTGGTATGTATGGTTTATCCATTAACATTAATTTTTTTTGAAACGCCTCTATATTTAAACTGCCGTCAGGATTATAAGAACCTTTTTTAACACAAGACTTACATACATTTACCGTTTTACCATCAGTTGATATATTACTATTTCTAGTAGTGTAAAATTGTGATAGTGGCTTTTCCTTGCCACATTCTGTACATATTTTTGTACTTACAGGGGTTTTTACTTTTTTTCTTGGCATAATCAAGCCACCTCCTTTTTATTTATTAATTTTCAAGCCAATATAAAAGCACTCCAATTTTCAATCAGAGTGCTTAATTTGGTATATATTTAATTACTATTCTTTAACAACCTTGTTCTCAAACTTCTTGTAGGCGTCAAGATACCACTCTTTTTTGTCGCCATTGTATGTTAATTCATAATACATACCGTCAAAAAGAGTGCTTGAAAATAAATATTTCCAATTCTGTAATGCCTTGCATTTCCATACTGTATAAACTTCAAAATCAGGCTTCATATCTGATTTATCAAGATGTTCTCCAATGTAATCTTTTACAATTTCTATTGCTTTTTCGTCCATGATTATTTTCCTCTTTATATTTGTGTAATAAAAGCACCCTTTTACAGCCCTATGAGTGCTTAATCGCTCAAAAATCAAATTTATCCTTATTCTGACTAATTTTCTTTTTATCAACTCTAATATAAAATTTTCTCGTTACGTCAGTTCCACTATGGTTAAGCAATGCCGAAACATCTTCTAGTGACATACCTGCATTTTTATATAGCGTAGCTCCCGAATGGCGAAAATCATGAGCGTGTAACGTTGGAACATTAATCATTTCACCAATAATATGACACCAAGAATTTAATGTACCATTAGTTACCTTATCAAACTTTCCGTCTGTATAAGAAACAAAAACATAGCCATTGTCAATAATATTATTTGTCTTGCGGTACTCAAGCAAACCTAACAACAGTTCTTTAACTTCTTCCGAAAAATAAAGAGTTACAACGTAACCTTCTTTTTCAACTACATCATTAACAACCCTATTGTCAAAATCAATTTGTTCCCACTTAGTATTCGCAACCGCATTGACCCTAGCCATTGTAGATAATGAAAATAAAGCATAACACTGATATTGTAAAGCCCTATGTTTTTTATAATGTGTGTCAGCGTTTTCGACCAAGCCTTGCAATGCAATTCTTAGTTCCTGTACCTGTTCAACAGTTAAAAACGTCTGAGTAATAACATCTGTATCTTTCTTAGGTCTATCCATAAATTCCATTGGATTATCTGTAATTAACTTCTTTTTACGCAGAAATTTATAAAAAGCTGAAATTGAAGCCATACGCCTTTTCATACGTCTTGAATTGTTACCCTCAGTTTTACAAAAATATAAAAATTCAGTTATATCATCTTCCGTTAAGTCAATAATACTTTGATTGCCCTGATTTTTATATATGTATATCCACCAAGACTCTAAATCATTTTGATAGCCTGCGATAGTCTTTTCGGAGAGTTCTCTAAGTGACATATCAATTTTATATTTGTTCCATAGTTTCATTGTTTCAGAATTGATTTTTGAAAGTATCTCGTCATCATGTACTTGGATACGTTTGCTTTTCTTAGCCATTTCAAGTTCTCCTTTCTTCTAGTCTCAAGCTTTCTTTATAGTGTCGCTTTTAGCACTTGTTCTTCAAATGGGATTTCTTTAGAGTATTACCCTCACACTTAATCTTCTTTATTTCGCCCACAAGGGCTTGAATTTTGTTTTTTGAGTAATACAAAATCCATAAAACCATAACTCAAAATACCCCTCACTGGGACACATCGTTAAGAGGTGTGTGAGGTTGAATTACTTTGTAATTAAAACTAAGGATAGTCAACAAAACTTTGTCAACTATCCGTGCAAAAATCTCGTCAGATTTTTTCATTTAAAAGACTCAACGTGGTACGCGTTTTTTAAGAGGCGTGTTGAGTTCTGTTTTTGGCTGTCAGAGTGAGACTCGAACTCACAACCTCCGCATTAACAGTGCATTGCTCTACCGATTGAGCTATCCGACAATATGCAGGATAACGCTTGCTATCCTGCAAAATATAATAAAAGGAGTTGTATTTAACTACAAATTATTCGCTAATTGTAAAACCAAAATAAAGCTTTGGGACATAATCTTCTTCAGTAAAATCCTTGCCGACAAAATCTCGCTGAACGAAAACAATACTCTCATCACCAACAATTATTGGCTTATCGTCACGTCTTGCTCTTTCACAGAACAACTCATTTTCAAAAGTTGAAACAACAAATTCGCCACCATATCCGTTCCACTCAGGCGGATCAAGAAAAATAGAATTAATTTTAGTTTTATCGTCAAATGATAAAAACTTCTTAATAATCTTGCAGGCTAACTTATAGTCGCACAAAACACTAAAGCCCTCATTTTCCAGATAAACATCAATAATATCCTGCATGAAAGTATCAAAATCGTTATAACTCTTTTTAATCATCATAGTATTCACCTACTTTACTTTTATATCATAGTTGGCAATCTTGCCAAATTCATTATCAAATATAAACAGGCTTGCACCCGTGTCAGAAGTCTTGCCTAAAGACATAGCATAGTCATCAGTACCTACCATAGAGCGTATTGTAAGCACCTCTGAATGTTTTGCATTTTCCTTTGAGGTCTGATGATGTACATGACCTGCCAAAACGTAATCAATGTTTGTATTGTACGCTCTTGAAAAAGAACTTGTACAGTTCTGTAAATCCTTTACTTCACCATGACAACCAAGCACATTATAACCCTCAATATTGCTAAAGCAAAAGCCTGTTTCATTCTCAATTATGTTTACATTTCGATTATATTTAAGTCTTTCCCTTATGAAAGCAATAATCACCTTTGCCATGTTTTCATCAGGAAAGCTATTCTTAGGCTGTCCGAGAAGTCTAAGTTGTGAATGATTACTGTCCTTAACCATTTGGAAATTCACTTTCACATATTGCGAAAGATCATTAAGCCAATTGGCAAGAAATTCAGCATACTTTATTGCCGAATCTATGACACCATATCTAAGGTGCATAAGCTGAGAATTTAATCTGAGAAGTCCTGATATACTGTCTCCAAGTTCCCAAACATTAATTTCTGCCAAATCCTCTTTGGCAATGATGTCAACAACTTTTTCGAGCATACTCCACATTCTGCGTTCAAATATCTCTGGAGAATATTCATTTATTACGTTGCCAAATAAATCTTTTATGCAAAACTCTATACCAAAGTGACAATCAGTAAATGCTAATATCGCAGATTTGCTATTACTTTCTCCAGATAAATAATCAGGAACTATGATAGGTTCTATATTAGAAATTGCATCGACTATTTTTTCAGTTATCAATTCATCTCGTGCATTTTCCCTAAGCCACCTATTATTCTCCAACTTCTCTGTTTGAAGTTTATATCGCTCTTTCTTTAATTCACGAATTTGGTCTTGAATTTGATTAAGGGTGCTTTCTGTATCTGCAAAAGTTTTCTGATTTGCATTGAACATTTTCTCGAAGCATTGAAATTTCTTGCGATAAGTTGACTCGCCAAAATCAGCGTTAAGTAATTCGTTTAAAATATCTCTAACATCATTCCAAGTACCTATCTTTTCCTTATCTTTGCACACTCTAAATATAAGTTCGTCATCAGACTCGCCTTCAAATCTTTTGTATGTAGAAATTTTAAATTCCTCCCACTATGCAATTTCATCTGTCTGGTTTACAGACAGTTTTACTTCCTGCCCGTTGAAATCTGACATAAGTTCCGCAAGGGCAATTTCACCCTCAATATCTTCAACACTAAATGTTATTTTCCCATTTTCTATGTTTACAATGCCCTGTACCGACAGAACGTTCTTTTTTGTTATTTTAGCCATTTATCTTAACCCTCCAATTCGTCAGCCCAAGTTGATACCCAACCTCTATGATTAGTATGCAACTCGCAAATCTGACAATGTTCTTTTCCCGAAAAATGATTTAGATATTTCTCAAATCCACTTGCCTTATGATTAGGCAAATCAATCTGTCCTGTATGTCCTATGCAAATTGTCTTGCAGTTTTCACCTATTCTTGTTAAAGTCTTTTTAAGATTGTCAAAAGTTGCGTTCTGAGACTCGTCAATTATAATAACTGCGTCCTTAAAGTTTACACCTCTAAGATAAACGTCCGTAAGAGGTTTAATATAACCTTCTTCATACTTCTCAGAAACAAGACTATTGGTACATACAGCCGTAAATGGGTTTATACCAAGTGTCTGTAGTGCATTATAGAGTGGTTCATAGTAAACCTCACTCTTTGAAGTTACATCACCGGGTAGAAAGCCTAACCTACCTTCTGCACAAGGCGAAACAATATAAATAATCTTTGAGAACATTTGATACTGCACAAGTAAATTTGCTATGCCAACGGCAATGGTAGTTTTGCCACTTCCACTTTTGGAATTACAGAAAATAATATCATTGTCCTTGTTCCAAATTGCATTAGCAAATTCTTCTTGTTCTTTGTCTAATTGTAGGCTATAAAACAGATCACCGTCAATTTTTTCAGGTGGATTATCATACGAGGTTATTGTATTATTATTTTTCTTACCCATGACAACACCACCTAACTAATTTCATCAAACGATGTGACGATCTTATCGACCACCTTGTATTTCACAAGTTCATCACGAGATAAATACCAATCTTTGTTTCTATTTTTGTTAAAAATCTTTTCGTCAATATCCGTCCTTGCGAGAATATATGACTTCATACCTTCAAGCTGTTTCTTATAATTTTTCTGAGCTTCCTCAATTTCAGCAGCACTACCCTGGAAAGCAGCAGAACCTTGATGAACGAGCATTTGACAATGTTCAAACGCATATCTACGCTTACCGGCAAGAAAAATAAGAAATCCCGCACTCATAGCAACACCCATTCCAACTGTAACGATAGGAATATGACTACTCTGGATCAGGTCACAAAAATAATTTGCCTGTTCTATATCTCCACCATAACTATGAATGAAAATAAATATTGGCTTTGGATTTTCATTTTCTCTTTCTTCCATGTTCATCTGAATAATAACTTTGCTTAATTCAATGAGATTATAAAACTCGTCTACTTCATAATCAATGAAAAATGTTCTGTTTTCTCTCGATTTCCAATAGTTATACTCTTCAGGCGTAGGATATTTTCTCTTATCCAAGCTATCTACAATGGAAATTGGAAGTTCTTCTGTTACTGTCATAAAAAATAAATTCCTTTTCTAAATAAGTTAGTGGGATATGCCCACCCTTACAGACGTACTGTAAGATATTTTTTAATCAGCTCTGTACTTGGCAAGCAAATTAACAACCGCAGATGTTTCCTCTGCATATCTCTTGCCACGATTAGAGCCATTGTTTTTTAGACGGCACGTTTTGAAAATTTTGACGTTTTTAATGTTCTGACGAAGATAATCCGCCTCGTCTTTTGTGACGAAAATCATGTGTAAAATAACCACCTTTTCAATTTTAATTTTGTACACAATGCCCATTGAATATTGACTTTATGCGTGATATAATATATTATGGATAAGTATATTTATTATCTATATCCATAATAAGAAATAACACCATAAAATAAAAACACCTCGCAAACGCCCAATAATAAAGGGTTTGCGAGGTGTTTTACTATTTTCTATTTAAAATTGACTACTTCACATTATATTTCTGGCTTTAGCCATTGATTTTCTTTGATATTCAAGTTGTTTAATATGTTGACATTCATCGCACCTTTGCTTATTGTTTGCCTTGCTATCAACCACAAACTCCTTACCGCAATCACAGCAGGTTAAGACCTTGGTTTTAATTTTTTGATAACCTTTACAATTTTTACAGTACAACTGACTATTTGATCTCTTATAAAATAGCCTTCCACAATTTCCGCAACGTGCGTATTTTTTACCTCTATACAGCATATATTCTTTGCCAAGTTCTCTCATGTCGGTAATTTTTAGCACTATTGGAGAATTATCATCAATAAACTTTACTTTAAGATTTGTATTTCCGACAGCAAATGCTGGTTGTAACATTCCTGCTTTAACCAACTTATGTATCATCATTTCTTTTTCATATTTAGTTTTATTGACACTAGACAGAGAAAATAACATCTTGTGACTAGCACAAATCCAATTATTATTCCTTGCGTTAAGAATATTTCTATATTTAGCAAGACACAATGCTGTGAAAGCTATTCTCTCAACTGGTGGGCTTTTAAGCCTTGCTATATCTTCAAGTTCCTTTTGTGTTATGCCAATGTACTCAATATTAATTGGTGGATTATTACGTGTTCTATCAACTTGTCTTTCAACGCTTTTCTCCCAATCAGAGGGTCTATAATTTATACCTGTTGATTTAATAAAATCAGTTAGTGCAGTAATTATTTTAGTTTTTTTATACTTCATTTCATATCGGTAATATTTAGCCAACAAAAACAATGATTGTGACGGTTTTACACCTAAATCTTTGCTTTCAATTATTCTTTCTGCCTCGGCAATTTCATTTAAAAATATGTCCATTTACACGCCAACCTTTCTTACGGCTTTTCTATATTTTGCTCCACCATACTCGATATCTCCAGTCCCATCGAGTACATAATAAGACATCTGCCAATCATTTAATCTCAAAAGATTTTCAACAATAGTGTCACCACAAATATCCCATACAAATTTCTTAGATTTCTCTGTTTTGTAGCAGATATCAAGTAATATGTCACACAATACGAACTCGTCTGTGCAAATTTCAGAACATAACTTACGATAATTTTCTGCCATTATCATCTTATCGTTGTCAATCTGTTCTTTGTCAAAACGTTGTTTTTTAGATAGCACCATGTATTGAGTTATATCCCTTGTGTAATTATCATACAGTTTTTTTAGTTTAGAGTAATCAGGGTGTTTGTCATTGTGTCTACACTGCATAATTCTGTAATCGAACTTAGCTGACGATTTGACTTCCGTGTTATAATTTTCAAAAGCCAACTCAACAGCTCTGCAAATACGATTCATGGTACAATCATTAACACTGACAGGCATTTTTTTGTAATACCAATCCAAATACTTTAGCTGATCTTCCGTTTTATTTTGAAGACTCTCTAATTCAGAAATCGTCATGCCAAATAAATTTATACATTGAGCATTATTATTTTCAATATAATTTTTATATTTTGACATTTCCTGCGGATATATGTAACACATAAAATATGGTTTCTTATCAGCAATGATTGTTTTGTTAAATTCTTTTGTAACTCTTTCCTCGTCACTATCATTATCATTGTAGTTCAATGCAAATCTGTTGTACCACGCTTCAGGCATGGGCTTAGATATAATACCTTTTGCCTTGTCTATTGCGTTCTGTTGGAGCAACTGCGAACACATAATACGATAATTAAGTATCTTATATTCTTTACTACCTTTTGGAAATTTTGATTGAACATCATACATAGCTGTGGCTCTATTTGTAATCTTGCCAATTTCCTCACCAAAACTATTATAATTAGCCTGCATTAAATTTGACTCACAAATAATTTCTTTATTTGCTTTTTTTTGAACACACATGATTGTTTTGGTAGGTCTTGTATTTCTCAACAATATTGGATTGTCTGTTGTTATAAGACAGTCCGAATCTTTATCAAAACCATTCAACGCAGTTGCCATACTATCATGACAATTAACAATGTTTACTGTTGTCATATATTTATACCACTCTGACATCATTGCATTGTTTGCAGCATTCATAACTCGAATATTATTGTGGCAAGTCATCGGAGCTCTGAAACAAACAACCCTATCAGCCCCATAGTCAGACCAATATTTTGAATACATTTCTCCAGCTTTGAGCAATCCATAATCATCATTGTCAACTTTAACTTCAAAAATCTTTTGGCACAAAGCAAATGGGTCGCCTGAAATAACAGCGTAATTGCCATGCACTTTAAGTACACCGATTTTAGCCTGTGTGATTTTTTTCTTAATCATATAGTTAATACGATTTATAACAAATGGGTCATTTGCCATACTTGGCTCTATCATAACCGACTTAGTAACATTATCAATCTCATTTAAACTGAAATCTTCATCTGAGGTAGCACCATTTAAGAACAATATGGTCTTGTCAATATCTCCGTGAATTACATCTTTTATTTCATTGACCGTAGGGGCTATCAATTCTTGAATTTCTTCATCTGTTAATTCATAGCTTTGCAGGAACTGATAATTCATATTACGTTCATTTTCAAGTTTTTCGGGACACACTTTTGTTACTCTAAAGCCATATCCGTTTTTCTTACAATTTTCCAAATATGAATCAATACTGTCATAGCTATCCCATAATTTTAACATCGAAGTTGTAAGTATTAAGTCTACATTCTTTATATTATGTTCATTTCCCCAGACATCGACAACAATACAATCACCATTTTCATTAAGCGTACCATATTCATAGGCAAATTTGTGAAAGTCAAACGTGAACACCATACCCTTACAAAAGCTATTTCTGATACAGTACCCACTAGGTATATAGTTCTCGAGAACATCTTTACCCCATGTCTCCGACAATGTAGGTGTTATCAAACCATAACCGTCACTGTCATTTATTTCTATGGTTTCAAGATTGTCAGGCTCGGTTAATACAGGCTCTCCGTCAAACTCATCTGTTATTTTTATAACCTTTTCTCTGCAAGTTACAATCAAATCGTCTACCACAAGAATATCTTTTGGGTGTGTCACAGGCACGGAAGCTGAACAAGTTAGTGCTTTATAAGCTTCAAACTTAGCAGGTACAAGCTCCTTGTTTAAATTTCTTCCGTTATTCATGCGTCTTGTTAATTCCTCACACAATCTTATATGCTGTGAGTTCTTCACAGCGGCATAAATAACTGTGTTCTTTTTTATGCCATTCGTTGTACCTATAAGCCTATTGTAGTATGTTCCGTTTATTCTAAATCCACAACTCAGCTTAAAAATATCTTCCTTGCTACTCATTATAATTGCAATATAGTCGAGTTTACATTGAATGTTATCTAAGTCCTGATAGCATTTCTTGATTTGTATACTCGTATTTCTCGACTTTGGCTGCTTTTTCAAAAGCTTTATTTCTCTCTTAATTTCTTTTATCCTATCTGCGGTAATTTTTCTATCTAATGAGTTTATCTCATCAATCATCTGTAAAATTTGTCCGTCAGCAAGAGAAATAATTTCCCTGTTATCTCTAGCTTCTTGTATAGAAATCTTTAAATTTTTATCAGGTGCTTTTAAAATTCTTGAACTGTGCAACTTAAAAATAAACTGCTGATACATTTGTTGTTTAGCCATTTGTTATTCCTCCCATATATTTATTAATTACTGCCTCTTGTAATTGCTTTGAAAAATATTCTTTAATCACAGAAACCAACTGCTGATTGTCCGAATATTTAAGTGTTTTAATTTTTACAAATTTAGTCATCTTTTGCCAATAACACTTTCCGCAATGAGTGGAATTATTTTTTATCCTGCGATTATACATCTCGGTTACACACACATCAATTGAATTTTCTTTGATGAACATTGTGAAAGGAGCAGTAATATCGCTTGCAAACTTCATCATAATCAAATATGGGGAAGATGATTTGCCTTCAAGTATGTCGATTTTACAATGATGACATACTTGTGCATACCATTCTGGAATAACTTTACAAACCTCTGTCAAACTATGAATATGCCGTCTCTGCTCTTGTTTTTTTAATTCCGCATTGTGTTTGTTTGTTGATAAATCAATATATTTTTCCATAATTTGATTTACAAAAGTAAATTTTCCGTCAAATATTACATTCTCTAAAGGTATTTCGTTAAAATTCCAAAGCGATAAATTATTATAAGGTAACAAGTTTTTATTCAAAAGATCTTTAACTTTAGACAAAGTGTTTTTCTGATAGTCAAACATTGCATATGCAATATTCTCAATATGTGTCCTGCCAGTTGAATATTTTTCCTTACCGCCAATCCAAATGTCATTAATTTTAGCAGCTTGATACAACTCATGGCGTTCTATTTGCTCACTTGCTATTGGCGTACACTGAAATTCTATAACGTACTGCTGTCCTCCAAACTCAAACATGATGTCAGGTCTTTGTTTTGTTTCTTCTATATAACCCTCCATAACAGCCTTGACAACACCATTTTGTTTTTTAATCCAATTAAATAATGCTATTTTACCTTGAATATGTTCTTCTGTTTCGGGTTCAGAGTAAATTGTCTCACATTTAGTTTTGTCTTTGTGTCTAAAATAAGGGCTTACCAATTTGCCATGACAATATTCATACTTCCCATGACAAACAGGACATTGTAAAATTCCTTTGTCCGCCCATTTTTTCAAAGTATCTCTATCATACTTATTGTCATAACAATTTATAGGTTGATTATTAATTTCTGCTGTAAGCATTTATATCTCCTATCTTTATATCTATCATAATCTACGTTCTACCGTTAGGAACATACATTAATTGTGTTAAATTTTAAAGAGCAATACTTCACAAGTAAAATTATACTCAAAACAATATAGCTGTAAAATTAACACAATTAATGTACAATTTTAACTAATCTTTGTTTCTCGCAGCTAAAAGCTTTTGTTTATGTTCTTCTGAGATAACTCTTTTAGTTGGGTGAGCGTTTCTAATACTAATGGCTTTGGCAGGAGCGATAAATGTAGCTCCGATAAACGTACCGTCAGTGTGTCTTGTTTCATCAATCTGTTTCCAACCTTGCTTTTTGCATTTGTTGGCATACTTCTCGATGCAAGTATACAAATTAGCAATCCACTCGCCATTCTCGCATGAAATGTTAATTGTAACCTCACGTTCTTCTGCGGTTACTTTACTTGAAACGGTATATATTCTCATAATCTTAACTCCTTTCTAATTCTTCCATAATTTCATTACTAACCGCCACGAATTTAGCAAACTGCTTTCTGTCAGACAATATCACATCTTTCTTAGTCTTGACTTTCTTCCTAGTGATTTGATTACGCCAACCTCTCGTGGTGTTTATCTTCTTATAAACCATAGACAGCGTGTGTGCATGATGAGCTGATCTATCATTCATAACCTCTGCCAGTGTTGCAACTATAAAATCAAAGCCGTCCTGCAAAGTAAACTGTGTAGCATTATAAGTACAACCATCATCAGATGTAAACCTATCCCCATTACCTACACAAACCATAAGCTGATTACAAGCCTGAGTAAACCAAGCCTGATATACATGATTATCCGCAATAGCATTTATAATACTAGGTTGTGTTGTAGTGCAATCACAGTTATACTTGTCTGTAAATTCACTAAGAGCCGTAGCAGTACAGAATCCAAACATTAAAGTCATCTGAGTATAAACTCTATGTAGCATATCTGCAAACTCGACAACCTCACCTGTAGTTTGTAAAGCATTATCCTGTAACTTCACTATAAGCGGAGTACCAATTTGTTTCTTCCATATGTTCAGAGCTTTTGCATTTGGTATTTTTTTAGCCGATAATGCAAGTAACATATTCTGAAGCTGAGTAACCGTAGCTTGCAATAGTTTTAATTTATTGTCCTTTTCCGAGCCTTCCATAATATAACTGCCTGTTCTATGTATGGTTGGAAGTACCTCGTCAAATATCCAACTCTCAAAGCGTTCTGCGGAAGGGAGTTTGCTATGTGCTATAAGACGATAAACATCACCCTCTGAGATGAATGACATTTCAATTTCCTTGTTTTTAGATTGTGGGTGAGGTATACTGTGTTTTACAGTACACCTACAATGAGCAGATATAGAGTCATTTGGTCTTGCATATCCTAATGCCTTAGCTACATCAGAACCACAAAAGTAAATCTTGTTATCAATATCTACCGTTCTTACCTTGCCAAAATCTTAGCTCTCGAATACAGTTATCATAGTTTTGTTATTTTCTGTCATTTTAATCTACCTTTCCGTTTTAGTTGTTGTCATATAATTTATCATGTATCATTTTCTTTTGCCAAAGCTCTAGCTCCTGAACACTTTTAAATCTAGGAATATTATCCTTGTTTATATGTATGTGAAAATCTCTCAGCACTCTAAGGCACAATCTAACTTGCTGTTCTGTAGGCGGTTGTTTACGAATTGTCTCATTATTATTTATTCTTTTAGCTTCTGCGAGTACGCCATTGGTATACTCACTCTCTGTAAGTTTTGTTAGTCTAGGCATTGTTAATTACCTCCATTCCTGATTTTATTTGTATGTATCGGTCAACAATTTCCTCGAAAATATCTCTAAGAGCTGTATCGCTATCAATAACATCTATCATTGCTACGTTTTTATAATCTATTTGTGATAACAAATAGTTTTCTTTGTAGGAGTCAAGGTCAATATCGTAGTCTGACTTCATTATGCTGTAAATATCGCTATAGATAGATTTTCTATCATCATCATTTGTATAACCTAAGATCTTTGCAAGCGAAACAATTTTCTGAGACATCTTGTTTTTCCAAGAAGAATAATGTACAGGTGGAACAATAAGCATTATTTTCTACCACATACGAGAAAGCTTATCCTGCATTGTGGTATTTTGTGCAGAAATGATTTGCAACTGACGTGCAAGCTGTTCATTAACTTTATTAAACTGACCCACTTCATTGGCAGCATTAACAATCATAGAATATTCTTCTCTTGATAATGTTACGGTATTCAAACTATTGGAAATAAGTCTATCCATAATCTCCCAGCACCAATCCATGAACTTATCTGCTAATGGTTGCCTAGACCAACGACAAATCTCCATAATACCTTTGCGGTTATAAAGTATTCTTTCACGCTCAACATACCTGCTGCCCTCGACATAGCCCAAAGTGAGCTGAGTTGAAAATTTATCTAACCTTTCTTTATGCTTTAAATGGATATTTTTAATTGCATTTGCAGGATTACTATAGCCCAATGCTCTGCCAATCTGTTCTCTTGTAACAAGGTACTCGTTGTTAGCGTTACCCCAAAAATCACAAGTTGCGATTTCATTAAATACGTCTGTTTCTACAAGTTTCAAATTGTTCATTTTGTTGTCTCCTTTATTTTATCTTACATATAATCTTCTGCGTATGTATCGTCAGTTTCTGCAAGCATAGTCCAATACTCACTGCGAAACCTCAAATATTCTTCATTATCGTCCAAGGGCTTGTCCTGAGCCTCGTATATATAATCTTCAGGGAATAGTTGTTGTAAAGAAGTTGTTTTGCGATTTCTACTCATTGTTATCACCGCCCTCTGTGCTAAGATAAGACTCATTGAGATCAGCCTTAGAATTAGTTTTTGAGAATATCGTCTGATATTTCTTAGTCGCAATAATATCGTTTTTATCAGCTAAATTGTTATTGATTAAATACTCATTAATAATATCTTCTATCATATTACGAAATTGCGGAACACACTGATATGGGTCAAGAGGATAACATTTATCTAAACAATTTTCATACAAATAATCTTGTTCTATCTGATATGTATCAAGTCCGTATCTATTAGAGAGTTCTTTAAGAATTTCTCTGTACAATGCACCCCTAGTAATACCAAGACTATCTTCTATTAATCTATATTTAGGGTACATACGACTAAACCATGGACTATATGTTTTCTTAGGTAATTTATTTTTCTCTAATTCTTCTTTGAAGCTTGTTACCTCGGCTTTTAATTCTTCAAAAGCCTGTGTATTATATGTGCCAGTTTTACGAAGTGAAGGAAGAACCTCAGAAGTTACCCAGTGTTTGAAATTCTTTGCGGTTGACAATTTACTTCCAAATACAAGAGAATATAGACCGCTTTCATTTATAATTGTCATTCCATAGTGGCTAATATTTTTAAGGTCACCATTTTGGTACGCTTTAAGTTCATCATAGTTTAAGAACCTTTTATCTTCAATATCTACATGATCTTTTATAGCGTTAGCTAAAGCCTTACTTTTAACTTTTCCATTTCCATAACCCAATATCATTGCCACATCTTTGCCCACAAACCAAACTTCTCCGTCCATCTCAACCGTTCTAAGTTCTCCAAAGTCCTCGTTTTCAAATACTATAATCTTATTATCTACCATGTTTATCAATCCTTTCTAATTTTCTTGTTCTTATGTACCATTGGTAGAAATTCATCTACCTTATAGGCATACTTTAGTCTATCGACAGCTTCTTGAATATGTTGTTGTGCGTTCAGGTCTGAGCCAAGTACATAAACGTTAGGAGCATTGTAGACCTTACCATTTTTTTTATAAGACCCTGTAATATGCTTGACTATTAGTCCATTGTTACATAATGCCTTTAAATAGTTGTCTAGCTGCCTAGCCGATATATGAAGCTCTTCTGCCATTGCCGTTTCTTTTTTGTAGCAGCCACAAACACTTTCTGTTATAATTTCTGTGTTCTGAAAGTTCCATGACTTTATGTATAGGTAAACACGAAGAAGTATTGACTTAGACAGCCTATTTGAAATAGACATTAGTTTGTCCCATTCTGTGTCATACAATATCACAAAGTTGTCTGAAGGATCAAACACTGCTTTGTTGACCTTAAATCTTAAATGAGCGTTTGCATTGACATTATTTGATGATTTATAGTCACATTGGTTATCCCAAGTCAAATCTGATCTGGCAATAAAAATATTAAAAAGTGCTTTTATCCTATGAGTATTTTCTCTGTTACCTTTACTATAAATGGAACAATGACACAATTCCAAAATTTCATTTATAGATGTACCTACCGTCCTTGTTCTAGTTTTATATAGGTAACTAAGACAGCGATACAATAAAATTTCAAAGTTGTCTGCTGAGTCAGCGTATATATATTTCTTGGGCATTTTTACAAAATAATTGTCAGTTATGATTTGTCACCACCTTTTATTGTTAGTCCACCATTTTTGCAATCTGTATACCAAAAGTGTAGGTCAAAATGCAAAAAAGTGTGCAATCTGTATACCAAAAGTGTAGGTCAAAGTGTAGAGTAGAATAATATTAGATATCTTTAGTAATAAGAGAATCCTTCCTACCCGCTAAAGCGTGTAGGTTTTTTCTTTTGAATATTAATTGTTTACAGGAATAAATTTCTTGTTGACAATTAATAATCAATATGATATATTGGTATTGTAATTTTAGTATGCTACTTTTGAGATTCTACGGTTATTATACTACTACTTTTGAGATGTGTCAATAGCAAGTTGAACATAAATATGTAACTTTTATATTAATTTGTTATTTGAAAAGTGAGATTAAAAATAAATAATGTAGGGTAGAACATTAAATGACTTACATGAAATTAATCAGCATAAAATGAAGATTATTGTGATTACATCTATTAAGCAGCAAAGCGATAATAACCGATAATGATAATGTATTGACATTATGCTATTGAAGAAGCTTTGTATTATTGTGCTGCGCACAGCTAGTCAGTTATATTCTCGCTACGCTCGTATATAACTTCCCTGCTTGATTATCGTTCCCTACGGTCATGCTAATCTTCACAGATATTTTTCAGTTAAACATTAATGTTTGTATGGATTGTCTGGCAATTGTTTAAATATTTTGTTTTCGTCTGAACATTTTGTTTCTGAGTATTCGGTGAAATTACGATAGCTTATTCGCTGTTTTTGCTTGTAAATCAAGGTATAAAAACGTTTTTTCCGTTTTTACGATAGACTATTTGATGAGTTTTATAAATGATATTTTGATGGTTTTTTATTGTTTTGAGATGTTTCGGTGATAGTGTATTGTTTTGAAGTGCAGTTTAATGAGTTTACAGTGAATTAAAATTGAATTTTAAATGAGTGATTGTTTAAGTGTAAAACTAGATTTATAGCCATTTTAGGGTAAAAATAAGACCTGTTATGGTCTTTAATGGAGTGTATTTTTTTGGGAGCAATGGGTTACTTTTTATGGTGTAGAAATAATGCTTGTAAATCAATTTTAGTGTATTTTGGTGTATTTGAGTATATTTTAAGATTTGGAAAAGTTAAAAAAATGGTGTAGATACGAAGTTTACTCGAACGTGTTACCGAATGAAAATTGGGGGTTTTGGAGAGGTAGTGGGAGAGTGTGCAGGAATTTTAAAAAATGCTATTTTGATTTTGAATTTGGCTTTAGGGCGTGTGGATAGAGTGGAACTACTAAGGGGATAATCTTCTTTTCATATGTTACCATAAATGTAAAGATACCCCCTCTAAAGCTATTTGATTAAGTATATTAACATATCAATAAAACCGCCTATTTGCGTACTTTATATGTGATTTTGGCAAAAACACATATATAAATAATTGTATCTCAATTAATAGAATGTTAATATAATTTCTACCGGCTTTATGCAAGCTCAACCAACTTTATAATACTTGATTTTTATCAATCATTGATTAAGTCAATAATTAACCTTTTTGTGTAGTTGTTTATTATTAATATTTGATTTTTAACAAATATATTTATCGGTGATTACTATTCGATATACCGAACGCTCTAAATCATCATCTTTAAAATTTGAACATTTTATATTAAAATTTTAACCCACCAATTCCCTATTTCACCCCTTATTTACCACCAAAGTGGTAAACACTCACTAAAATTCGCTTAAAAATTAATACTCATTCCCTATTTTAAACTAGCAATTTACACAAAATTAGCCTTTAAAATTATACAAAGTGACTAATTAGCATTAATTAGCATTAGCAAAGAACCTTTGCAAAGATCCTTATAAGTCCAAAAAAATGTACACTTATTTCATGCTATTCAACGTTTACAACAGTACAAATATTTGTACACATACATATATACATACACACATATATACACGTTAAGATCTCTTTGCAGGCTCACGCTATAAATACATTATTTTACAGTTATTCTATTTACTAACTAATCAATATATATCCATATACACAATACATCAGTCACTAACCACATTATATAGTATACACTCACACATAACACACTACAATACCACTATATATTGTATGTTCTAAAATCCATTCTAACGGCTATCAAGTATAGTTATACCACCCATGCACACAACAGTATATAACGCTTGTTAGTAGCCTTATAGCTCAAAATATAAGCATACTATATATTGTGTATAGCAAGTAATAAATGCTGTATTAACCGCTATATATTGTGGTTTAGTTAATCATCAAAACTAATATCATGATCTATACAGTATTTACAACATTTTACAATAAACTTAGCTTTACTAATATTTGATTTTTGGCAATGTTCATCAATTATCAAATAATCATCAGGCTTAATATCCACTTTTAATTGTTTAAATGTTTTACGTTTTCTATATTCTCTCATATATTCGTTATGTTTTATATTGTTTTCATTCATAATATATTAATACCTCATTGTTTATTTTGTGCATTATGCCTTATTTTATTGTCTTGTATTTGTGCATTTTAACAAGACGTTTCATAAAAAGTTCATATATTACGTACATAATATATATTGTATTACGTACGTATATATGTTATACTATAGATACAGTAAGGGAAAGGAATAAAACAAAATCCTTTATCAGATCATTAAGTTTCACGATTGCACTTTAAAAATCGTCCGACAAAATCAAGAAATGGAGTTGACAAAAGCAAAATCTGACGTTAAAAGCGTTAATGAAAAAAATGGGATTTTTTCATCAGCCTTGCAAGCTTGAAATTTTTGCAACTTGAAAATTAAATATTTCACCGTGCGAACCGGCTAAAACCGAATTGAACAACGTCAAATGTAGGCGGTGAAAATCTTAAAAACGATAGGCTCAAAATGTTTTTAATCCAGTTTTCCGAATTTCTGGGATATAAAAAAAGGGTATCTGCTAAAATTTTAGCGGCTACACAATAGCCGCTAATACGATTGAATCCAGTGCAATGATCTGGATCTAATCAACCATATTTTTTAGAATAACACAAAAGAAATAAAAAGTCAAGAGGTGATAAAAATGTTCATTGCAAGCAATGTAAATTTCGATAACACTTTAAATATCAAAAAATTTGCTGAAACGCAAGAGGCTAAAAACATTTTAAATGACAATTTTCACGGCAGCGAAAAGCAGCTTTACAAGATCGGTGATCTTGTTGACGGAAACGGACACGGCTTTAACACTGGAAAAATCATTGATCTTTACAAAAATAACGGTTTTTTCTGCTATGTGATTGAATACAAAATCAAGCCTAGATCAAGGAAAACATTTAAAATGACTTTACATCAAAAAGATATGAGATCTTTAACAGTGTAAAACAAAAGAAAAGAAGACAATAAAAGCAAAACAAAAACAAGCCAAAAAATGGAGGTAAAATTTTATGTATTCAAAAAAAATTACAAACACGGATGCAAAAAACATAATCAGCGATCAAGATGTTATCCTTGTAGATGATAGCAGCATTGATGCCTATACCGATAGCACTAACTATTACAATGTCGGTGTTTACGGCTGGAACTATTCAATCGGCTATAGCACACGCCTTGACAAATATGTTATTTGCGGCTATAGAATCCCACAAAGCGTTTTAAACGCTGCCAATAGTGTTATAAAAATGAGCCAAAAAGAAGCGTATTTGCACGCTTAAGGGGCGTTTATACGCCCTATATATCCCATAAAGGTGCATGAGCCTAAAGGGATACCATACATAATATAACATTAAACCAAAAGGAGTGCTAAACTATGAACATTATTATTAAAACACCTAATAATTACAAGGATCTTTTTACAATAGCTGAATACGAGTGTATTCAGCATGAGAGGCGCAATTATTATCCATCAATTGATGAGCGTTGTGGCTACCCGCCTATTTCAGATTTTACCGATGAAAACATAAACGACATCATAAAAATATCGGCTAAATGGTGTAAGCATGAGGGCGCAAATTATTTCGAATCTTGCAATGATCTGGATATTATTATAAATGTGTATGTTTATGATAGCATGGTGTTTAAGTTTATGCAATATTATCTTAGCGACTTTGTACGCCGTGATAACAACGGCTATTTCTCTAAGTATTTGCACGAACTATCATAAATTTGATACGAAACGCCCACAAAAGGGCGTCGGCATAAAGAGATCGGAAGAGCACACGTCTGA